GCCACGCCACGGGCAGCGACTGCATCGCCCACGAGCCTCCAACGGTTCGCCTTTGATGCGTCGCCCGGGCAGACGAATCAGTGGCGAGCTACATGCGGGGCAGTCTGTAAGTACCTTCCTGCGGGCTTCTGGCTCGGTTGGATGCTCAGGATGGACCCCGAGCACCCCGCACTTATCGTCCCGACACGGAACGAAGTCGTACTCAGGATCGGGCCTCGCCATGGACGGCGATAGATTTAGCGCCGTGGAGTGCCGTGCTTCAAATAAACACTAATACTGGGTAGATTATAGGCTAACCCTACCCAGTATTAGTTTTCAGCCGTCAACCGTCAAGGCTTGATCGATTGAACCGGTGTCCTCACCTGCCTCGACGATCAAATCGGCAACGTCTGAGCGATCGGAGAGCAGCGTTGTCATGGCCTTGACCAGTGCGTTCAAGGCGCTGCGTCTAACCAACACGACATCATCGATCGGCGTCTTCGTCGGGCCGTGAACGATTGCCTCGAGCGTCGTCACACGATGACCGCAAACGCATTTTCGCCGCCTCCGTGCGCCGCTCTTGGTCAGCCGCGTCTCGGAGCAGGCCATCCCAGGCAGACCACATTTTGGGCAAGCGATCATTTGATCTTCTTGAGCACTGCGCCGAGGATTAGCTTTTGGCGTTCCTCCTCGGCTATGACTTGATTCATCAACTTTTGATTCGTCACGGCCTTCAAGGCATTCCTGACGATCCGCGTGAAATCACGGGGTGGAATGGCGTCGAGCTCCCAGGAGCTATCGCCGTGTTCGGCGATGTATCCTGGCGAGCGTGAATCGATAGTCTTCGCCGGGTTCGGTGGGAGGTTGAACTGCTCCACCTGCTCCAAGGTCAACGCAACCTTGCGCACCTCAAGCCGCTCGACGCCGAATTCTTCAAGCCGCACGCGGATATCACGTACCATATCCTCGCCACTTGGATCGTGATCGCCTAGGTACAAGACGATGACCTCACGCTCCTCGTCCAATTCGTCGGCGCCGTAGCTGGCACGCCAAATCAAGCGATCGGCGGCTTCTTTCATCGCTGACGCCGACGAGTAGCCTTTATTGACGAGTAGCGTCACGTGCGATTCGGCTGCGATCGGCTCTAGAACTCCAGCTAGCGCCTGCTTCTCGACCCAAAGCTCGACGTACTTTGGCTGGTTTCGCCAGCGCGGAAGCCGAAAGCCAAACATGGCCCGATCGACCGTTTCTCGAATGGAATCGTACTCCGCCCAAATCGTCGGCTCTCGTCCACGATCTTCAATGACGTCCCAATCGATGAGACCCGCATATCGCGCGTCCGTCAAAAGGTTCGTTAGATTCTTGTAGCTACGTACAGTATTCTCGATGTGTAGCCCCGCAACGAGGCGGTAGTACACCTGCCTCGCCGATAGCTTATCGCCGCTACCGTACTCAGCTAGAATCTCATTGATCACATCAATACGATTCAGCGCTTCCTTACGGAAGTTGGTCTTCCTGTACCTTATTTTAGCCGTTTTGAACTCCGCCAAACTCGGGTATGAGACTTCGCGCGGGGCAAAGCCAAGTTAACGCGATCATAGCTGGTCACTCGTCCAAATGCTCCTTGTATCGACGCTCCGCTTCAGCTAGCGTCACCCCGGGATGTGGGCCAATCCAGAGGCGGCCCTCCACCTCCATGACCGCAGCGCATTCCAACGCCTCGACGATTTGAGCATCGGTCGCAACGTTCTTGCCAAGCCGTAACCGCTCGTCGACCCATGCGCGTATGGCTACCGGAGCCGCAGCATCTCGACTCAACAACACGAACACCATTTCTTCGGGATGTGCATGCTGCATACAAGTATGTTCTCGTGAGAGTTCGTCCTTTTTCCTCATCGTTTAGCTCCTCGGCTTCATCGGCTTTGAAGTCGCCCCTGGCCGCAAGGTAGCGCCGATAGTTATTTGGCCTCTATCGACCCTTACCAAGAGGCCCCCTGCTTCTGGCCGTTTGATGGCACTGAGGCAGTCTCGAAACACATGCGGCTCTACTGCCAAGACCTGTAAGGTCGCCTGTGATCCATCAACGTTGATGGCTTCCAAGACATCTCCGACCTCAGCCGTTATTGGCTTCGGTATGATCAACGCAACACCTTTCGGTGTTACGTGAATGCTATCCACCAACATCATTTCGCTCCGATCGTGGATTCAACGTCGCTTTGAGGATGCGCTCAGCTATATCTTGCTCGATGGTTGTCATTGCCCACCAGCGGCGATCCAACTCCTCTACGTAGCTGGCTTCCTCAAGAGAGCTAAGTGAGCCGCCCGCGTGCGCACGAGCAAGCAGCAACTCAGCTACCAAATCAAGATAGTTATACATTCACCACCTCATGCCGACCCGTAGCGATAAGAGCTGAAGCAATTAAAGTCTTCATCCTCGTTGAAGCCAAGGAGCACTAATGCCGCTTTGTCTTCTGCAGAGACTAGACTTGGATCGATCTTGATATACAGCACATCGTACGCGCAATGCGTCGGATAGTTAGGATTGCCGTATTTGAGGAAAATCTGTAGCGCTTTGATCAAGTTCTCCATTTTTTACTTCGCTCCTGTTGTGCAATGATCCCACCAGTCGCAGCGCCCCCAACGATTGATGCAGTTGGCTCGTGAGCGGGGCCAGTTGCCGCTCGATCTACACAGGGATAGCAAGCCGTCCCAGCGGCGCAGATCGTCGAAGTGGGAGTCAACCAAGAGGCTCAAAGGGGAAACCACCGTACGATGAAACTTGGGCTCCTTCTGTTTGCCCAAAATATTGACGATGACGCCTTGAAGCCTGCCAAAGCGCTTATCTAGCCCCAAACGCAGCCACAAGGCGGCCTCGCCGATGACCTCGCCATCGTTGGCCCAGCCATCGAGGGTATCCCAGTCGAATCGCCCTGAGCTCTTGTGCTCGATCAAGTAGGTTCCACCTGGGCGGCCGGGTAGGTTCTTGGGGAAGAAGGCGATCAAGTCGTAGCGGCAAGACTGATTCGTCCTCGGATCCTTCAGGTCATACTCGATAGCGAGCGGCTCCAAGCCGTCATGTAGGTAATACAGTTTATAGGCTTGGAAGACTCGCCAGCCTTCGTTGACGAAGGTTGGATTGGCCCGATCGAGGAGGTAGCGATGGCAAACCTCAGGGGTCATGTAGCCCAAAGCTCCTTGGCCCATCATACCGGCGTAATGCAGAGCAAGGAGGACGTGGATCACCGTACCTACGGCCAAGGCTTCGCCCTCCATCACGAGATCAGGTTGAATCTTCTCAACGTAGCGCTTGTTGAAGAGGTAGAGACATCTCTGCGCCGTGGCGTAGCTAGACCAGCCTTTGCCTGTAGACTGCCCACCTAGCCTAGGAACCCCAAAATCCTTGAACAGCTGCTCCAAGACGGCTTCAACCGGTGGGTAGACGTCAAACAAGCTCATCTCGCTGATCGGCTGGGCTAGAGCTCCGTCGTCATCGGGGAGCAAAGTCGAGATCGCCGCCACCTGATCATCGGTGAGCGACACACCCCACGAGTCGGTGTAGATCACGTTGCAATCATCGCTCTTGGGGTGCCTTTGGAGTTGCGGGTGCGGTCCTGGCTCTAGGACGACACCGCAGAGGAGACAACGATCACGATCGAAATTCATTTCCGCCCCTTTGTACGCATGCACTTCGCCCTCTTCACGTGCCTCGCCTCGAACTTATCTGTGGTCGCCTGTTGGTCGCCTGTTGACATATGACGAGTGGCGCGATCTTTTGCGCGCGAAGCCCGCCATTCAGCTTCAGTTTCTCGATCACCGCGTGTGCCGCAGGCATCACATATCCACGGCATCCTATCTCCGTAAGGAATGATTATAGGTTTACCACATCTCTCGCAATGACCGTTCACGGCTCAACCCGACGGTATAGAAAGCCCTCGTTACGTTGAAGGCAGTGGCGAGCCACCTTGCCCGCGGAGATCGAACGTAGGAGCGAGCGGTAGACCATGTGGCCGGCGTACTGGTAGGCCAGGGCCTCGACGATGGCGTTTCTAGACAGCTCCTCGCCGTCATCGAAGACGGCCAAGACAGCACGATCTAGCTCCTCGGTGTCTTGGCCCGAGTCGAGCGCCTCGCACGTAGCGCAACATAGCTTGGTTTTGAGCCGCCGATTGCCGCACTCGCAAATGAGCGAGTTGCCTACGTCCAAATTATCGTTGGATGGATCGCCAGAGGGCTTGGTTGGTCGACCTCGCCAACATGCCATCGACGCCTTAGCCGAGGCGTAGGTATTAGGAACCGTTGCTTGGAGAATCATTACTCTCTGATCCTACGCCATCCATGTGTCGTGCTTGAATAGCCTCTTGTTCGTGCAGTATCTGACAGGCTAACAAGAAGCCAGCAGATCCTCGAGCAAGCGATCGAGATCGCCCTCTTCATCGGGGCCCAAGACGGCGTCACGCAGAGCATCGATGGCGTCGATGGCAGCAGCGACACCCAACGGATCGGAGGCTGAGAGCTTGCCGACCAACGAGCGGACGATACGTTGGTCAACCAAGTGGTTGGCGACCACGAACAAGACGTCCATCGCCCGTAACGGGCTGAACGTACGCATCTCGGCTTGGCCGAGGATAGCGGGCGTGTAGTCGATCTCGGCAAACACGGCGATCCGAGCATGAGAGAGATCGATGCCGGCCCCTGCAACGGCCATCGTCGCGATCAGAACTGCGTTCGACCTCGCACGCCATTCAGCCATGCGTTTCTCGCGCTCGAGGATCGCGATGTCGCCATTGATCAAACAGCCGACGATCCCTTTATCGCTTAGCTTCTTCAGGATCTTTTCGGCGAAGTCTTTGTGCCAGGTCCAAACCACGACCGGCTCACCGCGTTCTACAACTTTTTCAACCTCAGCCAAGACCGTCGACAGCTTGATACTCGAGACCGTCCGTCGGTAGCTAGCGAGGTTTGCTGCGACGTTCGAGCGCTCAGCCTTGATCTTGCCAGCCAAAATGTCGAGCTTGTTGCGCTCAACCTTAGTCAAATCAGCAACGACGATCGAGCGAGTGATGGGCGGCAGATCCTTGTGCACGTCGCGCCAGAGGCGGCGGATCATTACCTCGCTCAACCTATCCCGCAGTTCCGTCTCGTTGGAGATACCTTCGTACCTGGTACCGTGAGCCGTGGGTGTAGGGTTGCCGTAGCGTTGCGCAAACTCGTAGTAGGAGCCCCAAGCGCCCGGGGCAACCATATCCAACACAGCATACATGTCCGGCGGGAATTTGTTGATCGGCGTACCAGTGCAGGCAACGACGTGTTTGGCGCGCCCAGCGAGGAGCCTCGCCGCCTTGGTTCGCCGCGAATCGGGGTTGGTGAGAAACTGCACCTCGTCGAGGATCAACGTCCCGATCTCGAACAATGACATCCACTTGTGGATGATGTCGTAATGCCCAAACACGATCGGTTGCTGCAAGATCGTCTTGTCAAACGTCTTGCCTTGGATGATGCCGATCTCTATATTTTGATAGATACGCTTAATCCAACTTAGCCATACAGCACGAGTTGAAAGTGGCGCCACGATGACAAGAGGCCCGTAAGGCAATTGAGGCCTCTGCCAGGCACCCAAGAATACCTGTTGTGCAACGGTCCAACGCAGCCGCCACTCATGATCCATCATCACCGCACTAGCAGTCTTGCCAAGCCGTTGCTCGTCACAAAGCAGAATTCCTCGACGGGGCAGCGCGAAGTCAATAGCTTGCTGCTGAGTCGTACGCAGCTTGAAGCCTTGAGCCTCACACGACGCATCGCGCTTGGCCCATTCCGTCGATAGACCCCCAGTCGGAGGTAGATGCTTGGTAGCTATCCCAACATCAAGGAGTGGTAGATGAGAGCCGTGGGCGATGATGAGTCCATCCTCGAAGTAGGATCCAGGTACGCCCCATAGCGGTTGGCTCACGTCGAAGGGGACCTTGAACCAACCGGGCCGTTTGCGATGGAGAACGATCTGCATCTGAGGCTCATCACTCCTTGTTTCCGGCGCCAATCGGCACCGCCGCCCACGGCTCCGCGCACTCGCGTTCCCCGAGTCGCGTATGCCCTAGCCTCAAGCAACGTGTACACCATCGCCGACCCGTAATGGCCTCTTGCTCGAGTACGTAGGCCTGTCGACGGTTGCTGTCAGCTTGGTCGTGATGGGCAGCACGAGTGAGGTGGAAGGCGGCGGCGCGGAACTCGTCGTTCATGGCGTCGCCTTGCTTCCCGCGCCCGCCAACCCTTGGCAGCGCGCCTCATCGATGGCGTCAAGCATCCGAGAGCGTGCATCGATCTCCAACATCTCGCGCCGGTGATCTGGGTTGCGGTGCTCGTCTGCAAAATGACCAGTAGTTCGTAGCACCTCCAACGTCGCCTGCAGCCGCGCGACGGCGATCGATTGGTTGACCATCTGACTTGGCCCATCGGTGGCAACCGCGGCCAATCCAGTACGTACGTGGATCGCGAGCACGCCGTAGCCGACCAGTCCCGCGTGCTGACCGCCGACACGGCGCGGTGGCCAGGCGTGGAACTCGAACTCGTCGTCGGTCATGGGGACTCCTTGCGGGCGGCGTCGACGGCAGCAACCAATTCGTTATTCGTCTGCTCGTACGTTCGATGTACGTCGGCGTCGCGCCAGGCGCATGCAGCCTCGTACACGTCGAGGAGCTGTCCGAGGACAAGGATCATGTCGCCTATATCTCCGCCCCTGACTACATCGCCTTTGTACATTTCGAACGTCGCGCGCAACTTCTCTACGTTGATGGACATCGACGCCAACCATAAAGGTGCGGGCTGTCACCGCAGCGGGATACGCTCCTCCATCCGCAAATGAGCGCAAGTGCTGCCTTACGCCGTGCATGCGCCGCGCGCATCATCCGCAACACCAAGATGAAAGAACGCGATCGGTGGATCGCGCTGTGGAACTACATCTTGGCCAACGAGCTGGAGCTCGGAACGCTGTTCCTACGGTCGATCCCGGATAACCAGCTCTACGCCGTCTTGGGTGACACGCATCAGATCGTCCAGTTGCCTAGACGCGGCGGGGACCGCTGGCATTCCTACTTCCACACCACCTACGGCTTGGGCGAGCGGGAAAAGGCGTCCGGGTTCATCTACGATGCACTCAGGGCCTACGCTTTCAGCCGCGGCGAGCAGGTCGAGCTACGACGCTTCGCGGCCTACAACCAAGCCACCAAGACGGCCTACCTGAGTGCCTACGACGGATTCATCTTCAAGATCGAATCGAAGGCGCAGATCACGCGTGAGCCTCAAGGCACGGATGATCTGTTCTTTGCCGACGATGACGGCGGCATCCCGATTGAACCCGAGATCGGCCCCCATGGGCTGCTCTTGCCGATCTTGACCAATCCCAGCTTCGTCGAGGGCGACAAGACTACTATCACCCCCGCCCAACAGCAGATGGCCTTGACGATCTGGATGTTCGCCGTGGCGTTCCCAGATCTCTTGCCGGCCAAGCCGATGCTCCTCCTCGAAGGCGAAGCTGGATCAGGCAAGACTTCGGTCATCGTCTTGCTGCACTTGATTTTATTCGGATGCGACAAGCCGATCAGCCTGCGAAAGAACAAGGAGGACGACTTCGGTGTGATCCTCCTACGTAATCCGATCGCCTTGTTCGACAACCAAGATAGTTACGTGGAGTGGTTGCCCGATGCGCTCTGCGCCTACGCCACCGGAGCGCAGTGGGAGAAGCGAAAGCTCTACAGCGATGATGAGAACGTCATCACCAAACCGCGATCGTTCATCTCATTCACCACACGCAACCCGGCGAGCTTTCGCCGTGATGACGTGATCGATCGCTCCATCATCCTACGCTTCGACCGAAGGAAGACCTTCAAGGATGAGGCGGTCCTCAAGGCTGAAATTTTGGCTCTGCGGTCCAAACTACTGGGCGAATACCTTTGGTACGTCGAACGTATCGTCGAAGAGCTGCGAAAAGACGATCTAGACCTAACGACTCACGCCTACCGGATGGCCGCGTTTGTGTCGTTCGGGCGTGTGGTTGGACGGGTGCTGGGGTGGACCGATCAAGATGTCGAAGCACTCATGGCCGCCCTTCAAGCCGCCCGCGTGGCGTTCCTGACCGAAGACGAGCCGTTGATCGACCTGTTGAGCGAGTGGCTGAAGGTCGTCTACAACAGCCGAGTCAAGGTCCAATCGAACCGAGGACGGTTGATCAGCGTCTTCGACCTTACCAACGAGCTAGAGCATCTAGCCGAGGTCGGCGGTCGACCTTGGAAAGAGACACCACGGACGCTCGGGATCAAGCTCAGGACGGCTCACATCGACGCAGCCTTTCGCATCGAGCGGCATACCCTAGGCGGCCACATGGCGTTCCGCATCTGGCGCCGCTCCGATCCGAGCCTCGAAGTAGTCGGCGGGGGCGACCTGACAGCCCACTGATCTAAGGTTGGCTGCATGAGCAAGCCGGTCTCGCTGTGGGTGACGAAGTACGCCCTGACCCAGGGCATCCAGCGCGTTGACTGCACGATCAAGGAGCGCTACGCGTACTCGACAGGTAAGTACCACACGCAGTATCCGCCCGGGGATTGGCACCGCACCGAGGGCGATGCGATTACGCGCGCCGAGGAGATGCGGACCGCCAAGCTGAGGTCACTCGAGAAGCAGATCGCGAAGATCCGTGCACTGAGGTTCAAGCCATGACCAAGGTCTGCCCGTGCTACGGAACCGTATCGCGCAAGCGCCGCAGTGGATTGGCGCTTATCGCCGCGCGCCTCGCTGGCAAATACCTACAGGCGGCACTCGAATCCGCTGGACTCTCGCGGTCAGAGCGCGACATTGTCTACGATAAGATCATGCGTATCGCCGATCGTCTACGTACTCAGGGCAAATGAATCTACGTAAGGACATCGCTAGCATCCCAGGAACCATCCTCGTTACTGGCATCGTGGTTGGATATATCGCATGGCTAGAAGCGAGGAACATCGCGCGCAGCATCCTTTGCCGCGCTAGAAAGGCATTCAGGCCGTGAGCAAACAGAGGCGAAACAACGCAGACGTGATCCTAGACATCCTCAAGGGGGCGGCTGATCTCGTCGGTCGCTCATCGACGCCGCTTGCTGATGCCGCCGAGAGCCTTGGAGTCGGCTTCGACTCCAAGGTGTTCCTGGACGCGCGGCGTCTACGGGACAAGGCTGCAAACAACTATCTAGAGGCCGCGCGCCGCCTCGAAGCTGAAGGACGATGATCAACGATTTCCGTGGCAAATATCGTTGGCTGTCTAATTACCATCCAAGTCTGGTGATACTAGATGGTATGACGTACCCTACCGTTGAACACGCCTACCAGGCGGCAAAATGTTCAGATCCTGAATACAGACAGCGGATGGTTACGATAGGTCAACCGAGTGCTGCTAGACGTCTAGGGCAACAATGCCCCCTTCGAGCAGATTGGGAGGCCGTCAAAGTCGACGTAATGTTCGACCTCATTCGACAAAAATTCGCCGTCGGCACTCCATTGGCCAATCAATTACTTGCCACAAAGGATATAGGGCTCATTGAGGGCAATACATGGGGTGATCAATTCTGGGGTGTTTGTAACGGCGTAGGCCAAAATTGGCTGGGGCGCCTATTGATGCATCAACGATCTGTCATACGCGGAGAAATCGATGACCAGAGTATTAATGACCAGAGTGTCAAAGACGGTTGCCGCACGCTGTAGTCTAATTGCTGATACGATCGTGCCAGAGTACCGCAACGGGAAAAGGCGTTACTCCTGCACCAGTATCGTAGCCAAGCGTTGGCTAGCCGCGTGGGATGGTGCCCGGATGGCCCAGGTTCGTGCTCCGAAACAAAAACCAGGCAAATTGCGGTGAGAGTGGTGACCTGCATGTTTTGCCGTCGTAGCCTCCCACTGCCACCACTTGCTCGCCCTGGAGCCAAGTGGCCTGTTTCTCACTACTGCAACGGCTTTGCTAACCCAAGCGGCTCCTTCACGGACGCAGACATCCGCAACTACCTCTTTATGTGGGGTCTAGAAGGTCTAACATGAAGATCTTCAACGTGATTATCACGTGGGACATCCCCTGCTTTGCTGAGACAGAATCCGCTGCAATAGAAGCGATTCTAGATCTCATCAAGAGCGGCGAGCTGAGTGCTACCCACTCCAAAGCCCTTGAGCTCAAGGCGAGCCCCCTAAAGCCTCAGTGGCGCGATGAGCGGCCGATCGTAGCCAACGACATCTCCGACGAAGATTTTGCCAAGCTGCAAGGCAAGACGACTCAAGAGGGCTACGATCTTATCAAGCTCCACCCACGGCGCCAACAACCATGACCAAACCTAACGACTATGCCTACGTAGAGGCGGCTCTACGCCAAGCTGAGCACAGCAAGGCAGCGCATTAACAAGCAATAGAATCGCTCGATAAGGCTATACAGGTGTATCTACGCCTGTTAGACCTTTTGAGAAAACAAAAATGAACCGAGAGCGATTGCCTGTCGAGCGGCCATCGATCACGCGGAGCTTCTCAGTTCCGTATATCGATGAAGAAAAAATGCCCCAGCGATTTGGGTTCTATGTAATCGCCGGGCTGTACGACGACAATCGCCTAGCCGAAATCTTCATCTACTCTAATCGCAAGAACGATCAGTTGTCGGGGCTCCTCGCGGGCTCGCTCGATACGGTAGCTACGATGATTTCGATCGGCTTGCAATACGGGGTGCCGCTCGCGACGTTCACGGCCAAGCTCAGGCACAACTCCTTCGGGCCGGCCGGGTTCACAGGGGATCGCCAGTTCCACTCCTGCACCTCCATCTTCGATCTCGTCGCACAGTGGCTCGATACTACGTTCCCAAACGGCAAATTCGGGGGAGAGCCACCAACATGATAAGGTCCTAGGTAGGACCATGAACATCCTCAAGAACATCCTGCGATTCACCAACCTCGCGGTTGGTATACCGACGGTGCTACCGCATCTCCTCAACGTCAACCAAGTCCCGGTGCTTCCACAGATCGTGATTCCACGTGAAGGCGGCATCTCGACGGCGGCAGACACGCTCAACGTAACGGTGACGAGGCTGAGCGGTGGCCCCCAAGACGTTGATGTCTACGTCGAGCATTGGCACACCATCGAGTCGGCGTTGCCGCTGCCAGGGCAGCTAGCGGGCTTGGTTCCGTTTCTCCTGGAGCCTGGGACCTCGGGCCCCGGCGGTAGCAGCAACCTTGGTTCGACGTGCTTGGTTTATATGCCTGGATCAGGCATGGCCGGACCTGTCACGTTCGATTCGTGGCCGGATTTGATGGCGCAGCTCAATGCGCTCAAAGCGGTCAGCGGACCCGGCGGCTGCTTCACGGTTGCCGTCGATAACTCGTTGGTGTTTCCGCTCCCTGCGGTTGTGCCGCCTGGCGGGCCATACGACTTCGCCAATGTGTTCCTGATCGGCAACTACCAGGTGCCGCAGATCAGTGCTTTCGTGAATCGGCTAGATGTCTCGGATGGCGCGACGTTCGCGAACCTCCGCAACATCCAGGCGCTCCATCTCGTCAACCTCAATAACACCACGCCGATGGATTCTACCCTCGGCACAGCGCCGACGAACGGTGAGATCATCCGCGTGTCGATCGGGGCAATCCTCGAGAACAACGGTTTGGCGCCGATGTGGCGCATCGTGCCGGGTGCCATTGGCGCGATGGGCGTGCTTCTAGCTGACATCATCGGCACTATTGGGGCTGTGGTAGATCTTCCAGCGGCCGGAACCATCTTCGCTACTGGGATCGGTGCCGGATCTAAAATCGGTGGCGGCGCTTGGAGTGGCGTTGCCGGATCGTTCATCCAACTTGGGCGCCAAGCATCTGGGGCCACCTTGGCATCGGTGTACCCAAACTTCCTGGGGACACTGGCAGTCAGCGCTTCAGGTTGGACGGATAGCTCGGTGCTGCGTCCGTTCCCGTTTGGTGGCGCTCCGATCACTTCTGGAACCGTCTTGGAATACGGTGCCCTGGCTCGATGTGACGCCTCTGGTGGGGCGTTCGCGGTAACCTTGCCGCCCCTCAGCACCGCTAACACCTCCGAGAACTTCAACCCGGGGAGCTTGATCTCCATCGTCGAGGTCTCAGGCTCGGTAGGATTGACTGTAGCTCCCAACGTAGGCGACACGATCAACGGAGCTGCAGCGGCTGTACCGGTCTTGGCAGGCGGAGCTGTTACGCTCGTGAACGATGGCTTCTCCGATTGGCGTATCCTCTCCTCGATCTAGCGCTCTCAAGGTCTATCTTGCAGGATCGACGCAAGACATCGAGCGCGCCAAGCGCTGGAGGGATGCGTTGGTCTCCGCCGGCGTCGAGGTGGTCTCGACTTGGATCGAGGTGGTCGAAAAGGTCGGGTCCGGCAATCCACAAGATGCAACCAAGGTCCAACGAGCTGATTGGTCGACGACCGATCTCGCCGAGGTGGCATCGGCAGATGTGCTGTGGCTCCTGGTGCCGCCGGCAGACAAGGCGGCTCGCGGAGCTTGGCTCGAATTCGGCTATGCCGTCGAGCGGCGCATTACGTTGATCTCTAGCGGTGATACCAGGCAATCGATCTTCACTGCTATGGGTATAGAGCTAGAAACCGATGAAGATGCCTTCTACCTTATAACTGGATCGACACGGTCGCCGCCGGCTTTAGGCGGAGCCTACGGTGCAACTATTTTTGGGGTGGAGACTGCACTTCCGGCCGTGGCAGCTAAAGCAGGCGTCAATATATATGTAGTTAAGGACGCGGAGATCGTCGACCAAAATGCTTGGCGAAAAGATGCAGGTGACAGCTTGGCTACCTTAGCTGCGCAGCTCAGCGATCGTGGATTCGCGATCGAATTGACGCCTTCTATGGGTGTCGAATACCCCGGACCGTTGATATTGGAGATCATCGACCATTCCCCAAACCCATCCAAGGTGTTGATTCCTAGCCATACGACGACGTATTATCGCCTCCTCAAGACGGTCGACGCCTTCTTGGCTGGGTTACGTAGAAGATGATTCCTTTGAGACAATAGTTTCGGTCCCTCGGCGGCGTCGTCGGCTTTGGCCGTGTTCGTCATCCACGGCCAGCCAAGATATGGCGACAAATAACAGCCGGTAGCGCTAAAGAGGGCAACGGAGCGGGACGCGCTAAACCGCACCTTTCGAGGTTTGGATGGTATGCTCCGCCGCATGGCAACCGTCTCCGAGAACATCGACATCCTCGATCGGTACTTCTTCTCCGGCGGAGAATTTGGCCCGGAGGTGCAGCGAACCAAGTTGGATTTCGACGGGACGTTCGGCCTCGCGATGCGAGAACTGGTGTTCGACGCCGCGCACTACAAAGAGGCGCGTGCGATCTTCGCGCAGAGTTCTATTCTCGAGAAGACGTTGTCTCCACCTTCGCTCGTCGATAGCCGCTACGTCCGAGCGAGCCTACAACAAGAACTCATCGACGGAATCTACAAGGCCGCTACCGGCGGATGGTGGTGGCCGGCTTGGCCGAGTGGGATCACAGAGTGGCTAGGCTCCGAGGCCGGGGGCCGCGCTTACTTTCTGGCGACCTTGTTTAGCCCACCACGTGTGGTTGACATGGGCGGCTACAACATTGAGGTTCCGCTAGCCCCTGAAGTGTTGGCGGGGATGCTCAGAATCGTTATTGATGTTGCACTACCGGCATCTTGGTACAAACCGCTGATGGATCAAAAGACGTTTGACAAAATTAGTATCAGGATCGCCAATTCTAATTGGGATGCCACAACTCGACGAGGGTTGTTAGCCTTGAACGCCGAAGCCTTGAAACGCGTAGTATCGGTACTTGCAATGGAGGCATCAACCAAGGCCATGTGGCCATCGTTTCCGACTGGCGAAAAGTTGCCAAATGGGCAGATTGCATTAGCATCGACGCCCCCGCCGCCCCCTAAGCGTTGGTGGCGCAACGGCTGGATGCTAGGGGCTGTCGGACTTGGTTTGATTGGCGGCGGAACGATCGCGAGGCACTAGAATTTACTAAGCGATATGTGGTAAGTTATGCAGCATGTCAAACGATGCTGCTGATCCGGAAACCAAAAACTACAAGGTTATCTGTGTCTCGATCTATGTAAAGGATCTCGAAGATTTAGATCAAAAGGTCGAGGAGCTGAAGCGACGTGGTTGGTTTCGGTCGAACCGCTCGCGGCTCATCCGCGAGGCCGTAGCTCGGCTCAGCATTGACCACATCAAACTCGACGATCCGACGTTGGCGGAACCCGGCCCCGACGATCCCACGCATCCTGTAATGACGTTGACTACTCGCGAGCGGCAGGTGATGTCCGAGCTCGTGATGGGCAAGAAAAACAGTGAAATTGCCGAGCAGTTGGGGATTAGCGTCAAGACCATAGACACCCATCGCGCCCACATCTTAAAGCGGCTAGGTCTGCGTAACAACGCAGATCTAACGCGCTTTGCGTTGAGGTACGGTCTCGTAGAGCTAGAGGACCCAACATGAACTCGATCGGCTACGGCTGTGACGGTGGAGTCGGCTGCTGATCCAAGCGCAAGGCGTGACGTCTCCTTGACGAAATGCATCTGTCTCTCCGATCTGGATATGTGTCGTCGAGACCGTCGAGGGCGAGCGGCTAACCCGCCATCAAAGATCAGCAGTCGACTCGACCGCGACAGCTCCGTGGCGACGTGAGTCCCCGTTCCCCCGGAAGTGGCAGATCGACCAAGTAGGATGGATCCCATGACGCTCAAGAACGACGCCACCGAAATCCTGCAGGTCATTTCGTCTGGGATGACGTTCGCCTCAGCAGGATCCGACGGCGAGCTACGACTCGGGCAAGTCGCGAAGCACATCGCGTTTGCCGCGCTTCACATGTGGCTCGCCTCAGCGGCCGACGCCTTTGCTCATCGCGATCACGACGTTTTGTGGAATGTGGTGGGGTCGAAAATTTCTCTTAGGCTGAGATGGCTGGCTCAAGGTAGGATCGAGAGTCGGGAGGTGTCGATCGACTTCAGGCTTGCCGATGAGGCGATCCTCGTTACGTTCTATGGGCCTGGGATTGGCATATGGGCGTGGCCCTGGGTACCACCAGACACGATCGACGCCACTAGCCTAAAGGCTGCCGCGCGCCTTCAAATCGAAGAAGCAATCTCGTTCTTGGGTGGCTTGATCAACGAGCCGAAGCCGCGTACCGGGCTTCGGCGGTGAGATCTCTAGATGGCAAAGCGCGTCAACGAGCCAAAATGGAAGGCGATCTGCGCGCGGACGCGGGAAGCTAGGCGTACTATCGACGCCGAAATCGAGGACGAGGCACCCGAGTCCGAAGGGGTACCACCGAAACCGGCGTCGCTCCAGCGGACGCGCTTCAAGCCTCGCGAGTACGAGATCAAGGCTATACGCGAGCTGCAGCCGCGGCTTCAGGGATACGGGCGGGTGCTTGCGGTTGGGCCGACTGGGTGCGGCAAGACGGTGATCGCGGCCATGCTCGCGGAAGCCGAGTCCAACTGGCGTATATTATTCGTGGTTCACCGCTACGAGCTGGCGGATCAGGCGTGGAAGACGCTCGCCGAGCACGGAATCGAAGCAGGCGTCGTCATGGCGCAGGACGAGGCGCTGAGTCGCCGAACTGGACGCGTAAGCCGCGTGAACCCGAACGCCCGAGTTCAAGTCGCCAGTGTCCAGACCCTCGCCAGAAGAGGAGGACCGACCGACGTAGATCTGATTATTTTCGATGAGGCGCATCGGGTGCTTGCCGACAGCTACCAGGCCATCGCACGGGCGTATCCCAAGGCCAGCGTACTCGGCTTGACCGCCACCGCCGTACGCGCGGACGGAAGGCCGTTGGGGGACTTCTTCGAGGAGATGTATATCATCGCGCAGCCGAGCGAACTGCAGACAGCGCGACACCTGTCGATCCCCCGGTGGTTCGGCGCACGAGCGGACGTGGTAGCAGAGTTGACCGAGCGGCTGCGAGGCGCGCGCGTCAGCGGAGGTGAATACAGCCCGAGCGACTTGGCGCGCATCGTCGATAGCAGCCTGCTCCTCGGCAACGTGGTCTCCGAGTCGATGCGACTCGCGCCCGGGTGCAGCAAAGTCGTTTTCGCTGGTAGCGTCGAGCATTCGCGAAAGCTCGCCAAGGTGTTTAACCGTCGGGGTTTCATGGCGGCGCACCTCGACGGCAACACCGCACCTGACGAGCGCGAGACCATCTTGGCCGGGCTCACGTGCGGTACGATCGAAGTCGTCTGCAACTACGACGTGCTCGGCGAAGGTTGGGATCTCCCGTCGCTTGGCGCCGTCATTCTGGCCCGCCCGTTTCGCAGCCTGACGAGATACTTGCAGGTCGTCGGTCGTGGCATGCGATGGCGTAACGGCCCACGCCCGATCGTGCTAGACCACGGCAACAACGCGCCACGCTTCGGCGTGTGGCCAGGCGATGACGTAGAGTGGAGCCTGGATGGAAGGAAGCGCGGCGCCGACCGACTATGGAAGCAGTGCGAGGGCTGCTTCGAGAAGATTCCGCTGGCCGCGACGGTGTGCCCGGAATGCGGCTTCGAGTACCCGATCGAGCGCGCGCGGAAGGATCGCGAGGAGGTTGAGGCGACACTTGAGGAGGCAACGCGCGCGGAGTACCTGGCGCTCCGTGGCCGCGTAGAAGCGGTGGCGGCAAAGAAGGGCGCGCCGGCCGAGTGGGTTGAGAAGGTGATGGAGGGGATCCGCGCGTGAGACGCTGCCTCGCCTGCGACGCCGCCATCCAAAGACGCGACACCGAAACGTCATGGCAGTTCCGTACTCGCATGACCTGCGGCGGCGACTGTTACCGCGCTGTACGGCGAGCGGCGAAGCGTACAGAGCCGCCGCCGAAGCGATGCCCGATCTGCCAGCAGCTGTTTGATCGCCGGTCCAACGAGGGTATGACCAACTGGAAGAAGCGTGCGACCTGTGGGGCCGCGTGCAAAGCGCGGTACATATCAACGCAGCGCACCTCGATCAGCCTCGCAAGCGTCGCGGATGCGTGGAACAGCTCGCGCACCGTCGAAGACGCCGCGGAGCGGCTTGGGATCTCGGTGCCCAAACTGCGGGGTCTCCGGAATCGAGCCCGAGCATCGGGGCTAAAGCTGAAGCGTCAACGCCACCAGATGACAGCAGTCGACGTTCACGGCGTGCTTATGACCATGGCGGAGATCGCGGATATGACCGGATGCCACCTCGAAACCATCCGTTACCGCATCAAGCACGGTCACGAAGTGCTCGCGCAACCGCAGAAGGGTCGCCGGTCTGACATCTCCCAGACGCGCAACGATCAAGGTCACGACGTTGAAGACAAGGCGACCGCGCAGGATCGAATGATCAACGCTCTACTCTAGGCAAATTACGGTAAGAGCATATCCGCACGTTGATCTGGATCCACTTCTCGAGCCAATCTAGGCGCCAAGGAGGATTCAGATGCTTACGAAATTTTTGGTGTTGGTTGCCTTAACTACGGCTTGCGCCGAGGCTCGTCAGGATGGCCTAGACGCGGGGATCGACGCGGGTCTCCCATCGTGCTCGTCGAGCAACGATACGTGCGCAGGGGAGAGCCTGTGCATCGAGAATCGCTGTGAGCCGGCCTTCCCACGGGTGTTCGTTCTGACGGGCTTGCGGGTGACCGTCCCGAACGCGCAACCGAACGGCGACGACTGGGACGCCTTCGGCGGAGCCCCAGACCTCTACCTTGCGCGCTCGAACCTGGCGCCGCTAACGGCGTTTGTTCCGAATCGATTCACGGCTGCCTTCACAGAAACGATTGAAATTCAGCTAGTTGCTTCAGGGATCGCGGTATCGATCGTCGTGCTCGATGACGACTATCCAGCGGACCCGGATGAGGCGTTCGTATGCACCAATGTGGTTTATGCGGCTTCTGTGAAGGCGCACACGTTCGGCTGTAGCGGAGCCTTCGGCGCGCTGTCGGCTGTACTATCGATTCGGTAGTGTGGCGTACAATTGACTGGGACGATCAGCTCGCTCAGATCGGCCTAAACTTTTATACTGAAGTCTTTGTAACTCCCCCTTATAACCCCCTTTTACAACGACTCCGATCAAAAATAATAGGGGAAACTTAAAGGGGGTCGTATCATATACCTAGTATTCAACTAAGTTACCGGATGTATTTTGTTTCGACGGCTACGAAGAATGTTCGTACTGATGGTTGAGGCCTCTTCATGGTGGTCGGGCAATGTAGGGGCCGGATTTGGTCAGACCTCTTAGTTAATTTTGGACCCCCACAAAACGTTTCTAGCGATCAGCCTTCGGTGCCCTATTTTGGTTGAGGCTTGACTGATCAAGGCGATCCCTGTATTGCTAGATGCAAATTGAAGGTAGCCGATTTTGCTAACCGGTCATACCAAGGCGGATCCAACCTAATGGGTAGACGATCACGAGTTGAAACCGAGACCGATGGATCAACAACGCTACGCGTTACGCTACAACCGTACACGTGGCGTTTGATCACGCGCTACGCCGCTCGGCTCAAGATCACCGGGGAGGATGCAACCCGGATCTTTCTTGAGCAGCTCGAGGCGAATCTAAGCGAAGGATCGGCAGCTTGGCTTTCTACCGATTGGCAACGGCTGCTAAGAAGCGCCTTGGATGAGCTTCCGCCAGAGCTGACCGGCGTCGATATCACCAAGCTGCATCGCAGCGACAAGACGAAATCTGGATTCGTCGGTATCTATGCAAACGGCGCCGGATTTCGTGCGACGGGCCGACGCGGCGAGTACCTAGGTACGTTCAAGACGGCCGAGCTCGCCGCGCATCATCGCTGGCAGCACTACAAGCGGAACAAGCTGCCGTATGGCGAGATGGAAATCGCCATCGACGAGGCTCGACGGTTTGGTGAGCAAGGCGACGACGAGCATCTGCGCGATATCGTCTTGGAAACGGCACGCCTGACTGGCACCCTGCATTTATACGATCCAGATCAGGGCGGCACAGCTGGCAGGCACCTCAAGATGGCCGGTTTCGATGATGACGCTGATTTCGACTCTGCCCGGGCCAAGGTCAAACAACACGACGAGGCTTTGGAGAGGAACCCGCAGTGATGAACGAAGATCCAGTAGATGCAGAACCAAAGGCGACTAACAAACCTACCGCCTTCCCGATCGAGGTACATCGCATCTCGGTATGGCCTGACGGCACCGAACGACCGTGCGTCTATCGCTACGCTAGTGAGACCTACCGCGATCAGCACCTTGTCGAGGAGGCGCGCGTGCTGCGGGATCGTACATTCAACGAACGAAGCGATAGACGCCGTAACCGATCCCGACCAAACCCAGCACCCCGACGCTGATCTTGAGCCACATCGGGATCCGGCCGTACCACGAGGTCAGATCGCCCACGCCGAGCCCGACGGCTCCGCTACAACCAACGCAGCCGAGCGCTCGTTGCGCCTGCGTCGATATCGGCAACATTGGGGCGTTGCCTGGGGTTCCGGCTGGCGTGTTCGGCGGCTGAGCGCGAACGCCAGGAAGCGCGACTGGAGGGAAACCTAGAGCCGCGCGGAGATCGTTTACGTCGCTCACAATTCGACTAATGTACCAAGGGACGTAGCTGTGGCGCAACCTTCGTCAACGACATGCTTCGCTACATCTAGCTTGTCACCCATGATGAGCCAATCTCCAGCCGTCAAATGCTTGTGGTAGCCATCAACAAGGAATGTAACTGTCCGATCCTCAACGGCTCGAGTCCAATGGACTACGAGCTCGCGGCCTTGAAACAGCGGCAAGATAGTATCCAAGGTCTGACCATCCCAATGAACAGCTTGAATGTGCTTTGTCAGCTTGTATGTCTTCATCCGGGCAACTCTATCAAGCCGCCATGACAGATCGACTATTAAAGGAGACCTGCCTGCCGCTGTTTCATGGGGCCCTCGAGCCCGTCGGCGCATCTCGCGCCGCACCATGGCGGTAGGCAGATCCCAACGACAAGCGGTGGGGCGCCCCAACGACGGGGGCATCGCTGGGGCGCCGAAGGGTTAAGCGTACTCGACCCTTGGTCATCTAGATACTATAGACCGCTGAACACTGCAAATCGCTAGAGGCCACGACGGTATCTATCGGCGTCCGCGACTTCCTCCATAAAGGCCCTTAATTCGCAGATCAACACGCGATCGTCCTCTGAGAAGTCCGGAAGATTTGACATCAAAGTTATTGTGGCCTCCAACGCGGAATGCGGCCAATTTCGTACGACGTCCGGAGGGAGATTCGCGATAGCAAAGCGCATGATCGGCATGAGGCCGTCCCGGATCAAACGCCTCAAGCTTTCGACTCGACCAGACGGATCGGCACCCCTCGCAACGTGAAGCTCAGCCTCCAGCTGAGCTGCGTGGGCGTTAGCCGCCTTGATCGCCGCCTGCATCTCTTGCATCTGGGCAAAGGTGATCGTCATCGGCGCATCGCCGATCGATGTTCCCAGTGTTGCTGGAGGAGTGGCTTGCTTGGTCGTCTGCTTCTTTATTGGCTTGGTTCGTGGCACGAATTCAGCCTATCAAGTCGCGCTGTCACAAATCATCTTGGACAGCGACGGCGGAGCCTAAGCGATCAAGCCCAGCCTGCATCAAGCCTGCGATCATCGGGGTCAAGACGAGCATGCAGAGTCCAACCAAGATGGGCGTTGCTGGATGATCGAACCCGAAGGGGCCAACGTCGATCATGAACAATCGACCGGCAGTCAGAGCCCAAACAAGGCCCCACCAAAAGCCGGTGCATGCAGAGCAGTCCATGAACTTCGCCAGCCAAGGCGGATACTTGATCCAGAGGCTCTGAGTAACAAGAGCCCGTGATCCCAGGTAGAACATTGCGGCCGAAAGCAAACCATAGACGATCAACCCCATCATGATAGATCCTCCGACTTGATGATCTTGATCTTGTTTGGATCGATCGGGTCTGGGCCGTCGATCCGCTCACGGAGCTCATCGGGCAGAAGATCTACCTTGCCTTCGATCTTGGCTAGCGATGAGCCATCCCGCCCAGTCCAGCGCTCGCACATGAAGGCATCGGCAACCAAGTCGCCAACTGGATTGCCGTTCGCAACGATGCCTTTCGTACAACGAATCAGCTTTCGTTGCTGAACCGCTTGATCGATTTGATCGACCCGCGAGCACAGTTGTTTGGCGGCGGGATCGTTACCCCCCTTCGGCGACTCGATCGAGATCTGCATTGCCTTGGTCAAGACGGCTTGCCGTCGCTGGTTCCAGAAGTCCGCGGCGCTCTGGGCATGGATGCAATTCCAGCATCCGGTGCCACGCTCGAATGTTCGATCAGGCAATCGTGATTGCTGAACGCCGTGTAACGACTCAAAAAGACTGCTTTTAACTCTTGGTAGAGGCATCCTAGCATTGTTTAGTAGCCCATGACGATTACAACCGTCAAATTTGACACGTCTTGGAGGCGTGACCACCATCGTCCAACAATGGCTGCAGCACCACGGCAGAACCACGGTACGTTCGACGATGCGAAGTTGGCGGCGATGAACGAGCCGCTAACTGTTCGGATCGATCGGCTCAAGAACAATCAACGATCGCCGATTCCAGTTTGGCCCTCCGACTCGAATCACGAGAATGGTGAGGGCTTCACGAAGGAAGAGATTCGACGCTTGGAGGGCTACCTCGTCACACAGTGGTCAGGCGGCGGCCTTTATGAGATCAGCGTCGTCGATTCGTCCGAGCAGCCGCAGAAGATGACTTGGCGGCCATTCTACCCGACGAACACGTATCCAGAGACGATTCCTCCACCGCTTCAAGACGCGGTGAATCCCGAGACCACAACCATCTTTTCTGCCCCCAACCCCCAACCGCAGGGATCTCGCATGCCGCCCATGTTTCCGCAGCCGCCATTCGCGCCAACTGCCCCCGGCGGCTACCCAATGCCACCACCGCCACAGGTTGGATCGCAGCAATATACGCTTTGGCAGGCTGAGGCAGATCGCCGTGAACGTGAGTTGGAGCTCAAGAAGCTCCGCGACGAGAACGAGCGACGTGAGCGAGAGACGTTGGAGACTCGACACAAGGCCGAGCTCGAACGCGAGCGGCTAGCAAACAACGATCGTTTCCAGCGGCTTGAAGCGATGATGACGAGCCTGGCGACAAGCCTCAAAGAGGCTGCAACACCCAAGGGGCCATCGCCCGAGCTACTCGCGATGCAAGCCCAGTTCAACGAGCTGAAGGAGCACAATCGTCGACTCGAGACCAACACAGACAACCAACGTCGTGAGCAGGAGGCCGAACGCCGTGAGACCTTGATCCGCGAGCAGATGCGCGTCCAAGCCGAGGAGGCAAAGCGGGCCTACGAGGCAACTCAGCGCCAGATCGAGACGATGCAACGTGAGTTCCAGACGATGATCACGAACATGATGACGCAGATGCAAAATGCATCGAGCAAGGCCGACCCGTTCATCACGTTGATGACGGAGAATCAACGGCAACACGCTGAGGTTCTGAAGGAGATGGCTCGCGAAAACAGCGCGGCCATGGCCCGCGTCCAGGCCTTCATGATGAATCCGAGGGAGATGGTTGCCCTCGCCCGCGAAAGCCAGCAAGGCGTCGAGCAGGCCGTCGAGCGGACGACGCGCATGACGAGCACGGTCCTCGATATGCAGCAACGCGTGCTGGAGACTGCCCTCAACACGCAACCGCAAGGCGGTGGTGTGATCGATGCCGTGACCAAGGGCATGGACAACGTCAAGGAGTTCCTCGAGCGCTTCGTGGGTGCGAAGCAGAAGGAGGCCGTGGCGCAAGCGCAGGCGCAGGCCACGATCGCCCAAGCCCAGGCTCACGTGATGGAAGTCCAGGCGCGTGCGGCCAACCCCGCAGCGTTCCCGCAGCCGCCGGCCTTGGCGGGGCCGCCCGTTATGGAGCCTACCGAGCCAACCAAGGCAACACCCCAACCACCGACCAAGCCGACGCGGCTGTGGGGTCGCACTGACGAAGAGTGGTTTGGGCCTGCGTTGGATGATGTCCTCGATCTCCGCAAGGGGGTTGCCGAGTTTGTCCACGCAGCCGAGGAGATGCTCTCCAGCGGCAAGATCGTCGAGAAGACGACAGACGTCCCTGGGATCCATCCCGATCGTGCAGCTGAGGTAATCGTCATCGCCGCGACGATGGCGCAGCAACGACAGATCCCGATTCCGGCCATGATCGAGCTGCTTGGTCAGGGTCTCCTTGCCGAGTTCGTCTCCGTCTTGGTTCCCGATGCGCCACAGAAGTACCGAGATGGCGTCGTCGAGATCTTGAAGCGAGGGCCGCAGGAAGAGAACGAGGATGACGACGATGACAACGGCGATGAAGAAGAGGAGACGCCCCCACCTCCGAGCGCCAAACCGTCAACCAAGCCGGCCAAGAATGGTCGTGCGCGAGCTTGACAGCCTAGGATGCTAGCTTTGGCTGCATGTGGTTCAAGGTTATAGCCATCGTCTGCATTCTAGCTGCCTCCGTCTACGGCTCGATCTTCGGCGTACGTCCTGATGTAGGGGCATACAACTATACGATCATCGGAGGCCTAACTAGCCTTGTCGCGGGGGCTGTCGTAGCAACCGCAGCGCGGCGAGAACATGCGCCGTTAGCCTTCTCGGTGGCGCTTGGAATGCTTGTTGGAGCCGCGGCGGGCGCCGTTTGGCCGGCGGCCCTATTCTTGACGTTCGCCTGGTTTACCTTCGGACGGGACGCGGGGGCAGACGACGGCGACCGTGGCGATCCGCCTGCGGTCGCCTGAGTCCAGCTAAGCCAGTCTGCCGCGCATCGAAGATGCGAAGCAGCGTGAACAAGCTGATCAAGCCACTCGCGATTCCGGCCCCAATGAAGGCCTGCTTCGCAGGAACGCCTACGACCATGAACGGCGGAGCGATCAGTAGCGTTCGGGCCACAGTCCATCCCAGGAGCCGCACACCGGATCCCTTGTCTCGTTCGAGGACGTGGGCAGCCGTTTTATAAGTGGGGAGCGCAGCCGTGGCCATAGCCACAGCTATACCAAGGGGAGGTATCGTGCAGCAATGAAAGATTTCACCCCTACTGCTGAAACGATCTCGCTCCATGGGCTTGGGTTAATCCAAGTCAAGCTCGACGGCAATCAGCGCTTGCACGTGTGGCACCCTGACTTGCCGCGTCGAAACTGCTACGAGCACTCGGCGATCCACAAATCACAGGTTCTCGTTCACCTCGCGCGTTCTAAAGGGCATCCAGGTCAACCAGCGATGCGATCTAGAGGTCGTGAAGCCAGGCACCGGATCCCACGTGCTGATCAGCCACAACGGACCACGCAGCGACAAGGGTGGCCGAGAGAGCTATCCGGTCGCAGACGTCAACGTCTACATGCGAGGCGTGGAGCGCTACTCAGCCGGCGACGAGTACACGATGCCGGCGCTCGAATATCATCACACACCTTGTAGCGGTATAGTCATCACAGTGATACGTAAGATTCAGGAATCGGCGATTCATGCAAACAGCGTTTGTCGACGCGGAGTAGACTTTCATTATGGCTTCGATCGGTTTCAGTTGTCCTCTGCAGAATTGTTTGGCATCGTCAAAGATGCATTCGTTGGAACCGCGCTGTGACAGATCGCGAGTACATCAATCTATCGATCGTGTTCGGGTCTCATCGGGATCTATGCTACTGCGGCGGCTATTCGAGCTACTGATTGCGACGATAGAGATCGCATTTGGCGGCTTGCGATTACGGCGCAAACAAAGTGCTTTCAAGGCACTCTACGCACGTTGGATGCCGTCGATATGGACGTAACCGAACCTACATGGGAACTACAAGGTAGAGCTAACTATGCTATTACAGAGGCCCTAGTAGATTCTCGTCGCAGAGAAAATCTTCGTCGAGGTCGCGAAAAAGCTGAAACACTGGCTATCGATCTTCGGCGGGCGATCACTTCATGCACGGCGCACTACAGACCTTCGTTGGGATGGGTCAAAATGCTTATGGAGACACGATAATGGAATCGCAGCGTATCGATCTCGCTATCGCCTTGATCGCCTATGGCGGTCAAGTCACCTCCAACCAAGCCTTGATGTGGCTCACGCTCGGCGGCTCTCTACAAGATCGCAAGGAGCGCTTCAGGTTGATTCAAGTCAACACGTGGGATATCAACCCTGTCGACCGCGCCAGGAACATGGCCTTGGCTACAGCCATGACTGCTGATGCCGATTGGCTCCTGATGCTCGACGCAGACGTCTTCGTCCAACGCGACCTGAGTGGTCAATCTGGTGGTTGGGCGCTTCTCAGCATGATCGACGATGCCGATGCTGCAGGCTTCGACGTCGTCGCAGCTCCTGTCGTTGGGCGTCTCAACGCGACATTACCAATGGTTTACCGTCTGCGTGTAGCAGATAATTGGCTACTGCCGATCGAACAGATCGATCTAGAGCCCGAGCCTAGAGGTCTTGTCCCGATCGATGCCGCAGCAACGGCGATTATGGCAATCAACCTTCATGCCGTCGGGGAGGCTTCGTTTCGTTTTGTCGAGGCCGGACCGAATCAGCAAGGCCGCAGTGAAGATGTTGAATTCTGCCGCCAGATGAAAGCGCAGGGACGGAAGATCGCCTGCGATACCCGCGTTGTTACGGGCCATATGTCTCGACCGATATGCAGGTACTCTGTAGCGCGACCCCTCACGTAGGAGCTTGAGCGTCAACGTGATGGTAACAAAAGATGACCGATCGATCGCCGCAGTCCAATCCAGCTTGGACTTCTGCGAAGCTAGGATGTGCGTTGTCGATGCGGTACATCCTGGGGCAACTGTCGACGCAACTGGTCTCGAGGAATTTGCAGCCCTCGGTTTGATGGCCGGCAGGTGCGTGCTCGATTAGCGTGTATTCGGCCTTGATTTGCCGACTGATTTCGCGTCCTGGAATTGAGTTATTCGCCACGTGAGCGACCCTCTCGTAGGAGCTTGAGCGTCCGTAGAAGCGTGATCAGGGCAGAGATGGTCACGGCTGTGGTGGAGACCAAAGCCAAGGCGAAGACGCGATCGTTATGGGCTGCCATCACGGCCAAGACGTCATCCGCGGTTGCAGGCGGCGGTAGTGGGATCGGTTGAGGCTCGGGCTCGCCGAGCCCCCGCAGCGAGTAGCGGTCGAAGGGGACCACCTTGGAGCGAGTGAGGGCCGGCTGGCCCGGCCAACCCCCATCGGGGGGATACCACCGACCGGGTAGGTAGCCCTGCTTCGTGACGACCCATCCCGTCTTGATCGGCATGAAGCCGATCTTCCGCGAGAGCTCGAAGTCAGTGGGTGTCGCTCCGAGCTGCGTATCGTAGTACATACCGGCTTCGCCTCGCTCGTACCACCTAGGATCGAAGGGAGACCTGAACGTCTCGGCCCTTCTGTGATCGAAGTCTACGGCTGTCGGGAACGATCCTGGGATGTGTCCGTAGGGAGTCAAAACAACGCCGAGCGCCATGTCTAAGAGCGTACCACGACAGGCCTAGGCGTTAAACTCGGGCTCGAAATGGCCAAGCAACAAATCGTAACCCTCAAAATTCAGCGGCATCCCGGTGAAATCCACGGCGACTACCGCATCATCAAAGCAGCCTCCAACTTCAACCTAGAGAGACGCGATGGCGCAACATGGGTAGCCGAAGATCCATCGACGTGGATCGATCAACCAAGCCTGCAGGGTGTCTTGCAAGCCTTCATGCAAGGATTCAATGCCCTACCGCCTCAAGATGGATGCTATATTGGTCGATTCGATCTATTACCAGACGGACGCTGCGGACTACAGATGTCGGAGGAATTGGTGCGGCGAGTAAACGTAGCCCAAACCAAGCGTCTTGCGCGTATGGCTGCGGCCTTCTTCGTTCTGTTTACATAGTAGAGGGCGCCGTCGGAGCGCCTGCGATCGACGCAGGGATTACCTCCTCGATCGCTTCCGGGCTGCATGCCCGCATGTGACGGATATCCTTCTACCGCTTGAGCGCATGGAGGGTCCCGAGGGAGAGCACCTTCGCAAGCGCATCAATCTAGTTATGTCCTCGTCGGGTAGTCCTATTCCTGCAGACCTTGAAAGCGATGGGACGATCTTGTTGCTCGCGTATATGTCGCTCGTTTACGGGTCCACGGCGCACAGTTTGTTGTGCGTCGAAGAGCCCGAAAACGGCGTCCACCCGTCAAGCATCAGCAACCTCGTTGCGGCGGTCCACGACCTGTCGAAGCCGCACGGCGATCACCCGGGGGCGCAGGTCGTGGTTTGTACCCACTCGGCGAAGTTCTTGGACAGAGTCCAAACTGTCAGCCCTCAGTCGGTTCGGCTTGTGCGTCGCGGTAACGACGGCCGTTCCTCGATCGAGGCTGTACCCCGAGAAAAGTTTGGAGTTATCGCTGGTTGGGCGGGAATGACGTGAGGCGTGTTGACAACGTCATCACACGAGACCACGATACTGATATGAATGGGTAGCGCTCCCCTTAGAAGCGCAAATTAATCAAACAAACAGGGTCGCTTCCGATGAAGCGACCCTTTGTTTTTCGGGCCTCGTAGATCAGCGCGGTAAGGGCGCGCTGGAACACTCAGCGCGACCGGGTTACATCCATCGGCGCAGCCTTACAGATGTAACCGTAAATACAAACGTGGTCGGTGCTTCCCCTCCCCCTGCCACGTAGCTGCCACGACAACCAAGAGTGCCAGGGTCAGCGAGGACCAACCAGAACGAACCACCCGCGCAACCGGGATGTGATCGTTGCAAGTGCACGAGATAGTTAGCGTTCTCAGGCGTCCTAGGGACCAAACTTTCAAATTCAATTTGGCCCTCCTTTCAGCTACTTAGCTACCCAAGGTGTCATCAGCTTACACGCGGCTCAGCGGCTCGATCGACCAGGGGCCCCGTCTCATCGCGCCCGAGACAGCGAAGATCCGAACGAATTTCTCTTACTTCGACATGACGGCAGTAGAGGTGGCAGCGCGTCTTCTCGAGCAAATGGCCGCCGCACGGGCTGACCGTCGAAGGGACCGTGATCTCGTGCTGCGGTCCGCGCGCGAGATGTGCCGCGCTGACCGCAGCTCTTGCGTGAAGAGCTGCTTTGGCGTCCGGTTTGCGCCACCGCTTGCGTTCGGCGCGCGCCTGGCGCTAGGCCTCCTCGGTCATGACAACCTTCACGGGTTCTACGTCGAGTTGCTCCACGAAGCTGTCGAGGTCCACCTCACGCCCGGCGCGCCCATCACGGATGCCGCGTGCGATCGATGCATGCAGGCGCTGGTGCTCCTCCTCGCTCATGCCGTCGTCGTTCAGGACGCAGAGTTCGAACTCGTACCCCTCGGGCAACCTGGTGGGTGGGTTCGCCAACGACGATGCGCCCGTTCCGAACGGTGGTCCTCATCAGGTGCATCGTTTGTGAGCGTAGTATCTCGACCCCGACCACAGCCCGCCGCTCGGCTTTCGCCCCGATAGATCGACGTGCGCAACGGCAACCAAGTTGAAACCAGGTGCAGCCGATTTGGCCAAATTGCAGGTGGTACACCATGGCATCTTTTAGCTCCTTGCACGCCTTGCCTTGCGCGCTGGTTTCTTCGCCTTGTGCGGCAGACGCGCCTGCAGCGCTACCACCTTGCCAGCCCAGTAATCGCGGCTTCGATCCATCTTCGCCAGCGCGCGCTTTAGGTCACCTACGAGGTGCACCGATTCCTGGAGGTCGCCAGTCGCGCTACCGCACGTAGCGCCGCCAAGATACATGACCAGTTCTTTGGCCTGCTGACCTAGCAAGCTGATCAAGCGTGCCCACTCGACGGCGCGGCTGTCAGCTTCGCGGAGCAACGCATGGACCTTGTCCAACGCATCCCGGAGCTGCGCCACTTCAGCATCGTGGGCGGCGATCTCAACCTTTCGCTCGAGGGCGATCCTAGCCTGCAGTTCAGCCAAGCTTTGCGGCGGCCCGAGCATCAGACGCGTCCGGCGCAGGTACTCGTTGCTGGCCCGCGCGCCCTCGTCGGCCAGCTGGGCGGCAAGCTCGGGCGTGATCTTGGGTGGGTCGAGCGAGGGGGTGGCGACCTTGAGCGACGTCGGCATGTCGCACCATGTCTCGTGCCCGCCGACGCCACGACAGCAGGGGTGCTCGGTCTCGGGTGCAGACAGGTCCGACGTCGCCAGCACGGTGACCGGGAACGGCACGTCTGCCGCCCCTGGCTTGTCGAGCTGAGTCGGCACAGCGCAATCAGGCGCTGCCCTCTGATCACTCATTTCTTGCCCCCTTGACGATCACAATCCGGCTCGTGGCAGCCGCTATCGCCACCTGCGCATAGGCACTCCGGCCGAGCCCAAGGGCTCGGCTTCATAGGTTGGCCGACAAGCGCCTCATGCCGAGCGAGGACTTGGCGCAGCGGTGCCAAGCCCCCTCCTCGTCCATTGAGCGTCTCGACTACCACAAAGTCGCTAACCCGTTCGAGGACTAGCCGCGCGGCGTCCAATTCAGCCATCATCGCTGCTATCGCGTTGGGTGCTGCGAGGTCATCGACGTAAGGCTTGCCGTGCCTGAGCACGGATATCACATAGCCTTCTACGAATTCGTACTTTCCACCATCGACCTTGACTCTGTGCTCATTCATGGCTCCAAGTTTACGTCGTCCGTCTGTCAGAGCCCGCCTCGAATGCGCTGGCGATAAGGCCGGCTGCAAGGGCTATGATCAGGGATCCTCCGCCGATGACCCCGATGATGTCCCATCGGATCTTGGCCTTGGTCTGAATCGCCCCCAAGGCGACGTCACCAGACACCCATGGGTTGTGCAGCACCAACTGCTTGTTGGGTTCGCCCAAGCCAAGGTGGATGGTCGTGGTTCCAGGCGCAACACCGACGGTCATGCCCTTGAGGCTACCACAAAGCCGAGGGCCTTACGGCAAGGCGGCACCGAGTGCGCGGACGCGTGCGATCAGATCGCAGATGTGGCCGAACCGCGGCCGGGACTCCCCTCCGCGCCGTGAGGGTGTACTCATCCGGCCAGAGTGTGTGACGTCCCGCAAGCCAGTACGCCGTGACGCGGTGGTGGCCGTCCTCGATCTGCACCGAGCCATCGTCGTCCTCGCTGAGGAGCACAGGCGGAATGGGATCATAGCGCTGTATGCTCTCAACAAGCCGGTGTAGCTGCGCGGGCGCTCTCAGCTTTCGCTGAGACACGAACATCGCGGCGAGATCCATCGATTAGTCGGTGGCGACGTTAGTCAGCCCACCACCAGCCTCAGCGCTTGGCTCAACCTTCGGGCAGAAGTCCATCCAGAGCCCAGCAATTTCGATCTGTTTGGCCCACCAAAGATCAAATTTTGGCTCTGTTGGATCGCCACCTGCATCAAACGCTTTACGGGCGATTGCCAGCACAAGGTCTTTATCGATCATTGCGACCCCGCGGCGTAGGTGGTTTCGCTCGTTGGTTGATCATCCCGCGTCAGGTTGTATGCGTACTTGAGGACGATGATCTTGTCGCCCTTGAGCCTGAACTGCTTGTCCCAGACATCACCTTGCACCTCACCTTCGCCGTGGAGATCAACAGCAGTCACGCCGGATTCGCGCATGGCGTCGACGATGTGTAGCTCATGTTCATACCACTTGAATCCATCGCCGGATCCAAGATTTGCGAAGCGCATACCGCGTTCGGATTTATGCGTATCGAAGGCTCGTCGGAAAGCCTCCTTGGTTTGATCCGGCGCGGCAAGAAGATCGATCGAGCCCGGCGCGGCAAGAAGATCGATCGAGTATTTAGTTGAGTAGCCCATTGAGGGCCACTCTACCGCCGCCGTCTGCCAAGCTTGTAGCCAACCCCGCCGATCAGGAGCAGAACCAAGCCGCCAGCCACCCAAGGCGCCCACGGGTTACGCTGTGCGTAGATAACGGCATCCAGGAACGGCACGGCCTTATTGAGGCCGATCCCCGCCTTGGCTGCGGGGGGTGTTGGAGCCTCAGGGGTCGATGGGCCCGCCTTGGCCGCCTCGATCTCGTGAAGTTCTTTGATCTGGGCGATGACCCGTGGGAAGGCCGGATCATCGAATACCAACTGGATCGTCGGCAGGACTGGACCGACGGCCTTGACGACGCGTACTAGGCCCCCGACGACGGCCGGCGCCTGCGTCCCGAGCGCTACGATATCGTCGACTAGACTCATCTACTTCTTGATGAAATACGTGTAGCCAAGATAGGCCACCGCCACGCCGCCCACGAGCTTGAGCCAAGTCGGGATGCGATCCCACCAAGATGGCATCACGCTCGGTAGGGTCGGCGTCGTAGCTCCCGGCGTTGATACTACGCCTGCAGCAGGACCCTTGTAGGTACATAGTGTAAGTGGATCATTGATTGCAACCCAACCGCCACTTGGTGCGGAGATTGACCCCGGCGGCATCCAACATTTTCCGTCCGTTTGAGGATACGCGCCGAGGGCGCCCAACGTGATGCGCTTCATGTTTGTTCCTTAGGCTGCCTTGGGGGCGATGAAGATCTTGTATCCGACGAATAACGCCAGAGCAATCAAGCCCAATCCGATCGGCGTCTTGTACCAACCCGGCGCAAAGAATCCGACGATTTGAGGTTGAGATGCAGGCGCGATTACTGGAGGTGTCGTTTTGAACTTGACCGCGGCGGTGTTCGCCGCGAGCGTGAGCTGCGCTGCGTACTCGCCGGCGTACTTTTTCGCCTGCGAGCTCGTAACACCTAGGATCAGAACACCCTGCAGGCCAAGGTAGAGCCACTTCGGTAACTGCTCGGTAAGCAGGCCAAGCCCAGCGCTCAAGGCCGTCATGGTCTGATCATCCATGACGCCGGTAACCTTGGCGTTGATCGCCGGGCGCTGTGTGGCCACGGCGAGATTGCTCAAGGCTCGCTGGAGGTTCTCAATCTCGTTGGTTCCTAGGAGGGTTCCGCCGCGATGGATCATAGGACTTGGTCCTGACGCTACCACGGGTTCCCCTCAGCCGCGATTTTCGCGCGACAGGGCAGCCTGCTACGATCGCAGGGCAATGACCGTCAACCACCTACTTCAGCGATCGCTCGAAATTCTGCAACAAATGGATACAGATCAGATCATCCATAAGCGCCACGAGATGTTGTTGCCCGTTGTGGGGGTGGCGCTCGGCCCGTGTACCTGCGGGCGATGTATCCCCTCCCCGATCGAGCTTCGATCCTCAACTAGCGACGCGTGATAACTACCGCTCCGGCACCGAGTGCCAGGCCGCCAATCACCCAGGGCAGATAATGCAACCACGGTGGAGTTGTGGTGATGGGGGCCGGAGTCGGGGTTGGGGGCACCGGCTCCTTAGGGTTTTGTTGGTTGCTCGCAATGACGCTGCAGTACGTTCCTACCGCAAAATTCAGGAGGCCAACGCCCCCCGTTGCCGCGGCTGAGGCCTGAACAAGGTTGCAGCCCGTCGCGCCTTTAGTACACGCCTTGCCGTTGGCGTCGACGTACTTGTCGGCGATGACCGAAGTTGTTTGCGTTTTGATGGCTGGGGCCGCTGTGCATATTGCTTTGTTCAAGACATCCACGAAGGCATGGATTTTTCCACCAGCCTTCTCTAGCCAACTAGGATCATCATGCTTCAGAGTCATCTTCATCGATCCGTTAGGATCGATTGCAACATGGACCCAAAGTCGAACGCGCCCCCCATCTGATGATGGGATCCAATCGGCAATGCACGATGGTGTACCGGTTGGACTGCAGGCGCACAGAATTGACGTGCACACCCGTGGCGAGATGGTTCCCGCCTGGCGCGCTTGATCCGGTTGAGGGACGTTGATGAAGTATTGACCGGTAGCGATAGCGCGTGAGATCAGAAATCCGCCCCGATCGTGCCATTTACTGAATCCACCTTCGACATCTAGCTCATAGCTTCGCGGCGGATCCGAACGCAGTGCCATTCCTGGGATCACCGTTTGCCAATCGGGCAGCAACGCGAATGCCTGCGCCGCCGACAGCTTGGCAATCGCTCGATCTCGATCATTGGGGGTCATGACGCCCCCACTGCTCGCAGCGACTGCACGATCCAACGCATCTCCGAGGGCAGCAAGTAGTAGATCATCAGATCGACGAATGATCATCGATTCGATCATGATCCGCTGTTCATTGTTTGGCGTGAATACGCGCTCGAATTGCGGCTTCTTGGTAATGCCGATTTCAGACACGTTGAACGGGACGCCGAGGACTTCAAACCCTCCAGGCAGTGCTGCAGCTGCTGTACGCGGCGTGAACCCGTAACAAGTTGGTTTGCCGTCGATGGTTTGTTGGCTCTCGGGTGGGCATGCGGGCAACCCCTCCCCCGTAACCATGAGCGCCTTGACCGCTAGCGCCTCACGCTCTGTGTATTGCTTGAGCGTCGCGTTGAAGAGGCGGTTCACCATCGCCAAGTTGACAATGGTGCCTTTGGCGACGTCCAAGATGCTGGGGCTCTCGGTCACCGTTACGCCACCTCCGCCCCCGCCGCTCGTATGATCACGTACGATCGCTCCACCGCTATCAGGTGGCGGATACTTGCACGGCGTCGTTGGGTTGCTACCAGCCCATGGCCGCTCCCAGTGGCCCGGGATGTCCCCGCTAGCGGGGACCCAACAGAATCCGTTGCTAGCTGGATAGTCGCCGAGGCCGCATAGCCCCTGACCGTGCAGACCTCGCGCTCGAAACACGTGCATAGGTGGCTAGCCTATCACGGGTAGGCCCTCGGTTTAGGTCTTGCCGAGGCCACGAAGCCACCTTTCTACGATTAGAGCCTTGAGTGATCGGTGTCGATCGGCGCCAGTCGTTGCTCGATCAAAGCCGGTTCGGGCGGTACGGCGTCGATCCTCGCAGACCGAGCAGACCTTGAGGACGACCTTGCCTGCGTACATGATCACTCCGTTACCTTCGCAGTCAGGGCAGAGATACAACGGCGGAAACGATAGGCCTAAGGACATAGCCAAAGCCTAGCTCGATCGGATGTCATCCGTCGCGTCTTGGTAGACGGCGCCAAGGCTCCTCGTCCATCAAGGCGACTAAACCAGTCTGAGCCGCCGGCAACAACCGTAGCTCCGACCCTTCGCCGCTTCCAGACAAAACGCGAACGACGCTAGTCGCAGACGCAATCCGCAACGAGAGTTCTGCAGCAAGTAGATTTACGATTGCTCGGCACCAAGCCTCAGCTTGGAGTCGTTGCGCAGCCTCCAATCCTTCCTTCGGTAAGACCTCAACAGCATCCCTTGTGCCTACGTAGATGCGCACCACAACTAGATCAATCACGTAGGCTGGGATGTGTGGCGGTTGGAGGAAGGGCATTTCTGGTTCCGATGTTCAGGTGGGCGGATAGATGCGATCGCAGCGATGGCCGAATGGAATATCAGTTACGTATGACTCATCTAGTTCTCGAGCTATTTTATCGACAGTCGACTTGAATTTCTCTAAGGCAATACGTGCGTAGGCCACGTCTTCGATGTGGCGGAATGCGCCACGTCGATACAGCTCATCCATCCCAGGAAAATCGCCGAAACGGCGCAGGCCGTCACGCACTGCTGCGGTCTTAGTTACGACGTTATTGATGCATGTAGATGGAATGCGGACCATTGAAAGCAGCCTAACTCGATGGTTTGCCAAAGCCGTGCTAGCATCCAAGGCACCGTGAAGAAGCCAACCACGCTCGCTTGGATCTCAGGTCTTACGGGGCTGGGTCTCCTCATCCTCGGGGGGATTGCCTACAGCCGTCAGGGGGCTCCAACCCCGATCTCCGGCCTTGGATGGGGGCGAAAAGGTCGGCGGTTCCTAGGTAAGGCTCAAGAGGCGCCGATCGTCGATCAGCGTACAGCCGGTGGGTATACTACAACACTTCGTGAGATGGACAACATGCCGATCGAGGTCCGCGTAGCTTCGATCCAAGAGCGCGTCCGTGAATCCATCAAAGATGGACGGATGCGAAAGATCTCGTTGCAGGCAACCGCCCATTGCCCAGAGCGAGACGGGATGTGTGAAGCCAAAGCAATCTACGACTTCATCAAGGCTCGCGTTCGCTATACAGGCGATATTGCACCAATCCGTTGGCACGATGGGAAAGTAGAGGGGGTTGACCTCTTCCAAGCTGCCCATCGAACGTTGGAGTTCGGTGGCGGCGATTGCGACGATCACAACATTTTGGCGGCAACGATGCTCGCGGAAAACGGCATTACACCGCGGCTTCGTGTAGTCCAGACCAAGGGCGCCGAGGACTGGGAGCATATCTTCCCTGGGGCCCTTCTACCGAAGGGTGGCGGAGACAAATTCGTCGCCCTGGACACGACTCTCCCCGGCAACGATCACTTCGGCCGCGAGCCGACTTACGCCAAGTTCATCGACTTCGACGCGTAGTCGGTCACGAGCAATCGGCGACGCCGTCTGTATGGCCTTTGGTGTAGGCCTCGTCGTCGACGTCGACTAAAAGGGCAGCGATCGTATCGACGAGAGCCGGATCGAGCGGTGGCGTCTGAGTAACCATGAGTCGCCGCTGTAACTTGGCTTGGCTTCTTCGAGGGTCATCTGTGTCTCCGATATGGTTTGAAGTTAAGCAGCCTGTAGACTGGGGGCAGATCGATCGGCCGATTATCTTGAGATGGATCGATCGGCCGATCATTCTGCGGCGGTTCTCGGTACGTATGCGTATGGGCTACGGCGTGTTCGTTTGAATCGCGCTCTTTGCGACAACCGCACGGCCAGTACCAGTAGCAAGTCAAGTCGTGCGTTGTGCTGTCAGAGTTCGCCATGCAGCATCCATTCATCGGACGTCGAGGCTACCGAGGTAGCATGACGGTTACCGACCTGAGGCCAAACGGTGGTAGGCTCGGAAGCAACCATGCCAGCCCCCGTCCAACTGCTAGGTCCGCCGATCCAGCTGCTCGGCCTCGACAACGAGATCGATGGATTCCTCCTCAAGTCGCCGAATCCGTCGTCTACGCAGGTGGCTGAGTTCCTAAAGCTCTACGCCTCCGGCGGGCCCCGTACCGATGCAGCCCGAGCGCTGATCGCTCGTGGGGTGGATAGCAAGGCTGTCGCGGGGGCGCTCACGTGGCTCGATGCGAGCTCCAAGGTGAATTGGGGGCTGGTTTGGGGGATCCTGTCGACTGCGAGCATGGCGGCGAGCGCCTACCACGGCTACAGGCGCAATCAGTCCATCGGTTGGGCCCTCTGGTGGGCCTTAATGGGTTTGACCTTCCCGGTGATCACGCCGGTCATCGGCGTCGCCCAAGGCTTCGGCAAGCGGAGGGTTGCGTAATGGCAAAGCAGCGATTCAAGAGTGGTAGCTTGAAGCTCGAAGTTAGCTTCAACGATCGAACAGATCAATATCGAGTCAAGATGTGCCCAACCGTCAAAGGCGAACGCTGTGAAACGGTTTCGGTGAAGCCGCCGGCGGCAGGATCTCGTAGCGTCCATGGCCGTCGTCTTGCTGTTGACGATCCGCGCGCTATGCGCGATGCGGCGCATGCTGCAATTTCGTTTGCGCGCTCCGACATTGCCGACTTCGCGGCGGCTAATCGTCGTTTGTCTGGCTGGCAGATTAGACCGCTGCGTCGAACGAGGAGATAAAACAACTATGATGTTTGCGCAACCACATGGACTCGGGTTGATCCCTGATTGGCAATTTTCTGAGGATCCTGCAATCAACATCAAGCTCAATCCGCATTGCAAGATTCCAGGCGACTGGACCAACGGGCAGCGGACGATCCAGCCGCTCAGCTACGTTCCACAACGCATCCAAGGTGATCCGTTGGCGTGCACCAACGGCCAAGCGCCGTGTTGCCCCGGTCTACCCTGCACGAGCCTCACTGGTCTAGGCATCACCAAGGCGCGGTGGATAGATCCGCCTCACGGGCTCGGCTTCGGCTTCGACTCGTGGGCCTGGACCAACCGCAAGTGGCTGGTCATCGGTGGTGTCGCGCTGCTCGGATTGGCCGTCCTCGGCGGCGCCGGCGCGCTACTTCGCTAGCGCTTGCGGCTGCCAACGGCGATGCCGATGGTGAGGCCCAAGAGGAGCCCAGCCAAGCCGATCCCAACCGGGATCACCATCGGATGGGCTTGGATCCAAGTCATCTGTAGATGCGGCGGGACGATGCCTGTGTTCGTCGGGTAGGGTGCAGGCGGGATAGATGGCGTCACGATCGGTGCGTCGCTTGGATTGATGGGTGGCGGTAGGCCGTCTGACGGCACTGGGTTGGGGCTCGTGACGGGCCGCGGTAGTGGTGTCGGCGGCATTGGGCTTGTATCGACCGTTCGGCCAGATCCGCCCTCGTAGGTTCCGGTCTCGTCGTAGTAGCTGCGGGCGGCAAGCTGGGCCATGCCGAGAGCCTATCACGGGTCTTTAGGGTTTGGTGCGGCGAGTCGCCATCCACTCCGTCTACCACCGATCACGAGACCTCGTTTCACGAGCTCCTGCAGGCTTTCTTCAACCTCCCCTCGTCGGCGATAGCTCGCCCTGGAGTAGCCCTGTCGTTGCCGCTTGATCCCAAGCGCTTCGCACAGCTGTCTGAGCCATGTTGCTTTGTCAGCCTGTAGGATAGCCAAGATCGATTGATGTAGATCTCCGTTAATCATGGATCAACGTCCGCCCCAAGGAGTTGCTCAAGGAGCTTGGCTGATACACCGTCATCGTCTATGCGCGACGAGAACGCCGCTACCGCTACCCTCAGAACGTCCATCATCTCTTTGCGCCCGACGACCATGACATCGCCCGTGATGCCTTCATCAACGATCACTTCGTAGGTCGTGATGCGCTTTCCGCATTGCGTACAACGACGACGACGACGGACATAGGTCAGGGGCCCCTTGCCGACGTCGCGGGTCTCCATAGCCTCAGCATCGGCGAGGCACTTGGGGCATTTGATCACTCCCAGCCACCGGCGATCTTGGTGGCTTCATCAAGCCAAACGTCTGCGTACATTTCGGCCGCAAACCTCACCACTGGATCTGTACCTATCGGTCCAGTCGTTCGTAGACCAAGTTCAACGGCAAGTATTTTTGAGAACGCTCGAAGATGCTCCCCGACGATGACTTGGGTCCTTTGGATGGCTTTGCGGCGTTCCTCGTCGGTCAAATCTCGCGGTAACGTGGGCATTGGTTGGTGTCCTTTATCGAATTCCGAGCGCGCTCTTGACGGCCTCGGCGAACTTGGTCATGACGGCTGTATCGAGTTGGTCGCGGAGTGCTTTGCGCGCAGCGTCGATCGCCGGCTTGAACTCCATTTGGAGTGTCTTTTCAAGGGTCTCGATTACGAGTCGATCGATGTGCTTCAGGCGTGGCTTGCTATAGCCTTCACCGGACATTTTCTCTAGCTGCTGTGCGATCCTACCCTTGAGGTCGACTTTCTGTCCGAGGAGGAGGACGTTGCCGTACCCGTCGGTACACGCCCAACCCTCGGAGAGGACAGTATCGACTGCATAATCGATTCGACTGGCGATCACCTCGTCGAATTTCTCTCTCACGAGGCTCTCGGCGAGCCCCTTGATTTGAGACTCTAGTAATCGACGAAACAGTATCTCGATTGACGATTGCTGCGGCCCTTCGTCGTCTCGTCGGTCTTGGCCTAACACGCGGCGGGCGACTGCCTCGACGATTTCTTGACGGCTGATATCTGCGATTTCAACTTCGATCTTCATCGAAGCAGAGCTTAGCTCGTCGATCTGACATTTAGCTTTTATCGAAGGGCTCGGTTGCCAGCTCAAATCCAAGCGCGGCTTCGACCGGATCGTCCGCTTCGGTTGGATCATCAATCTCTACGAGATCTCCGCCGTCGAACCGCGCCTTGATGCAGGCGTCACATACGGTTTTGGTTGGAGTTGAGGGCGCGTTGGCAACAAACCGGAAGACGAGCGTATCGACGGCACTTCCATAATGGCCATGTACCAACCACTGCTCGCCGTCGAAGTCGACGCTTGCGGCACAGTCGATGCCTTGGATCGTGTTGTCGTCGAAGATTGTACGATGCCGAGAGCCGCACCACTCGCAAACTACAACTTTGAACCCAGCTGTGATCAGCGCAGTCTCGAGGTCGTTAGAAAACTCTGCATCTACAACCGCCCGACGCTTCGCGTACTCCCAAAGTAGATCCTGTGCCATCGGATCCTTGCAGCTCAAGGGCACCTTGCCGCGTGGGCAGGTGGGATACTTATCACTCTGAAACTCGCCGTCGATTAGATGGGTCATACGTCGAACCTTAACCTGCCGATCTGCCAACCTTGAGGACGCCTTGGCGTTGAAGGGCGGCGATCACCTCGACGGGTTGAAAGCGGTATTCGCGGCCGGCGCGCATGAACGGAATCTCGTTACGGGCGATCATCCGGCGGATCGTGACCTCGGCGCAGCCAAGCACCTTGGCCATCTCGTGGAGGTCGACAACGTGCTCGTGGATTGCTCCTGGATGGACTTGGTTGAGCAGCGCCTGTAGCTCTCGTTTGGCGTGATGTTGGATGAAGGCGATCAGATCACCCGTTGGCAGGTACCAACCGTGATGCAGGTGTGCCCCCGCGTATTGCTCGGCGATTGCTTTGGCGTGCTCGTCGGCGTCTAGGCCGGGCTGCGTCTGGATCAAGCCTACGATCTGGATATCGTAGGCGTTGAGTTCGGTAGTCCGACGAAGTTCTTTATTGATATCGGCGCCTTTGACTCCGACGATCCGAATCGGTGAGACCACGTTGGCGGGCAAGGCAGTCTGAAAGAACACCACCCAAGAGCGATCAGCGGCATGCGGCGTGATGGCCGCGGCGGTTGAATGGTGGGCGATGAGCATGGCTGCGTTGGATCTGCATTAGCCACTACGAATCGCCCCCGATCCGTTTTGGTTTGAGCACTTGTATAGCATGCTTTGATCTAGCCTCGCCTTGAGTCTGTATAACTACGCGTAATTTTTGACAAAAATCCGTCAACGTTCGATGTTGCATACATGGCTGATTTTACCAACAGGCACGGCGACGGGATGCATTTCATGCGTCCCGATCGGGTGTATCGCACCAGCGTCCTGGCTCCGATGGTGGGCTATCAGCCGCCGGCGGACGTCGAGGCGGTGGCGATGGCGTTCACGCAGGGTGCCGAGCGCGGCATGATGCTGCAGGGTCTCGGCGCGATGCCGGCCCCCGTGGAGCGGTTCCTCGCTCGGCTCCGAGCTTGGATCGCCGAGCGTCGAGCCAAGAAGCTGATGTCTGCTGGGATGCCTGCTCCACATCCGATGCCACCTACGGCAAGTGGTGTGCCGCGGATGCCACCTCAACCCATGAATGGGTTGGGTATGCCCGGCCCGGCTCCGGGTATGGCGCAGCAAATCGCGCCGCAGCTGGCCGCGCAGATGGCGGGACTCATGGCGATCCAAAAGGATCGCTACGGCGTGGCATTCCCGGCCGCGCAGGCACAAGCCCTCATCGATCGTCCTCTACGCCAATGGTACCGCTGATCAGGGGTCAATCAACATGGCGAAGATCATGAGTCTAGACGGCCCGGGTGGGGGTCTCGGCGCGTCCAAGCATAAGCAGTGCAAGTGCGTTCGCACCAAGCGTGGACGCGGCGTGAAGCTCTGCTTCGTCGGTCGCTCGAAGAAACACCGCAGCGGTTGGACCTTCGTCAAGGGCGGCTGCTGATCCCGTTTCCCAAGATCAAGATCAGGAGAATTTTCAAATGGCAAAGCTGATTTCCTCGGGCGTCGATCTGCTGGGGCTCGGGATGTTCAAGGGCGGGCGTCTCAACCCGACGTATGGTGCTCTGATCGGTGGTGGCGTAGCGGGCGTCGGTACGCTTGCGGCACGCCACATCGGCGGCTCTCAGCATGCCGAAGCGATCGGCCTTGGTCTCGGCCTCGCGACATCTGCGGTGCTGGCTTCGATGAAGTCGACCCGCGGCGCAGCCGTTGCCAGCACGGTGACGGCGCTCCTCGTCGCGGGGCTGCCTCTGATCGGCAAGTGGATGATGGGCGAAGCGACGGTGCCGGCCAAGGTCGTGCCGCCTGAGGTCAAGGGTCTCGGGTTCCCGCAGGCGCGGGCGCTCAACGGGCTGGGCTATCCGGCCACGCGGGCGCTCAACGGTCTCGGGCTCCCCGAGCTCTCGCCGGTCTCGCATGCTCAGGGTGCAATCCCGGGCGTTGCGGGTTCGCACCTCGCGGGCCCCGGCGGCGGCGCTCCGCCCATCTCGCTGCTCGGCACTCCGTCGGCAGCATCGATCCAGCTCCTCGGCGCCGGCGGTCCCCCGACGCACAACCTCGCCGCCGCCTACGGCGCCACGCTCCTCGGGGCCGGTCGCTAGTCACCTCGTCTTCCTTGGCGCTCGTTCGGCGCCGTTCATGACTCATCACATCGCAAGGAGAAGCCACCATGGCCGGCACTGTCGGAGTAGCACCAGGAACCACCACGTTCACCCTGCCCAGCGGGCAGACGATCCAGATCGAAGACTGGATCGATGACAAGCTGTATAGCACCGTGCAGTTCACCAACGGGCAGACCTTCGGTCTGCAGGCGTTCGTGAACGGTCGCGCGCAGCCGATCAACGGCGGCACACGTACTAGCACCCGCGTGGATAGCAACCTCGCTCGCGCCGGTGATACCGGTCTGCCGATGTCGTGGGAGATGTTCATCTACGGCATCGGGATCAAGATGGTCCGCGTCGAGCGCCCGGCCGAGAACGCGACGCAGCCGCAGTTCCCGGACACCAACGGTGCACTGTCGGATCCGGCCACGCTGCGGACGCTGTTCAACGTCGATCGCGTGACCTACCTGGAGTTCAAGTACAACGACAAGGTGTACACGTCCGGTGTGATCCAGGACTACCCGCAGGGGCATGGCTTCAACGTGTTCAGCACCAACGCCAACTTCGAGCTCGCGCAGAACGGCGTTCCGTCGCCCCGCGATCGCAACGCGCTCGTTCTGCCGATCTGGATGCGCGAGAACATCGCGTATCGGCTCGAGTTCAACCCCGAGGCGCCGCCGGTCATCGTCCAGCCCGCCTCGGATGGCGGCGATAACTTGACGTTTGCCGACATCAAGAGCTATCTCTACGGCCTGATCAAGCGCAACGTGACCTAGTAGTTCTCGGTTTCAAAAAACCAGAACTAGGCGCCACCATCTTCGGATGGTGGCGCTTTGCGTTCGTGGACTACACGGTCAATCCATTTGCTAACTGCAGTAATGCTAACTCCACAAGCCTTGGCGATACTAGTTTTATTGAGTCTAGGCGTATTCCAATAAAGCATGTATACCGCCCGTTGAAATTGAATGGTTACGCAGCAACGGGCATGTCCATCTAGCCCGTGTGACTGGAACAACTGTAGAGCTTCGCCACAATAGCGGCATACACCATGGGGCGCCGCTCCAGTAACATACCTCGCAGACGTCGAGGCTTCGATTCGTGCGGTGGCGAACAACTTTGGAAGATCGTCTAACGTCATGGCTTTTCAATTTGTTTGTGTTTGTCTGGTAGCTAACTCCAATTCGACTCGCCCCCAAAAGGCGAGCCCGATTTCTGGCGGGACTTCTAAGGGCGACAAGCCGACCATTCGGCCCAGGTAGCCGATGACGGTTTGCCACGTAGTGGGTTCGTCATCGTCGACCTCGCGCAGCGTGATGAAGGTGGCGACGACTTGATCGATCGGAGCCAAGCCGAGGAAGGCTTGCAGCTGCAGATCGAGCTGCTTACGGGGGAACGTCTCGAGCCAGCCTGAGGGCCCTTTGGCGCTGTAAAGCCGACCGGTCACGGTGGGCCGCTCGAAGAAAACCACCTCCTTCGGCTTGGCCATCACCTTGTCTCGATTGGCTTATTGGTTTGGATGATCTCCCCGCCGTAAATCTGCGTCTTTTTTGACTTTATGTAACGATTCGTGGACGTTAGATAGGCCGCTAGCATCAATGCGGCAGGAGTCCAAACGTCATGGGTCGTCTGCCAAATACCTACGCTGACCGCGTCATCACCGATCGGGATCCCTACTCGCTGTTCGGCGAGCTTTTGCTCATTACAGCACAGGTTGCGACCGATTTCCCGCAGGCGACCTTTAGTTGTCAGACGGATAAGCCGTTCGAGGTCCATCGAATGATCCCGCGGCTCTACGCGCTTGACTCTCAAGGCGTGATGCTCCCCACGCAGCCCGACCAGGAGCTACTTGCTGGCTTGATCAAGGTCTCGATCAAGGTGTTCAACCGCGAGCAGGCCATGACGCGTGTCCCGACCCGCATCGGGACGCTCACCAAAGGCTCGTCGGAGCGGACCTGGGAGTGGGCCGATCCGGAGTATCTGCAGTGCTCGACGGGGTTCCAAGTCACGGTCCAAGCGGACACGTTCCCTGCTGTTACGAATATGGCATCGATCTTGGTGGCCATTACCTTCGAAGGCTTCCTGATTGTCATCGCTCCTGCGACGAACAACCGCTAGCCTAGCGAATTGATCTGTCATGTTTGCTAGCCGCGTAAATACGCTCAAGGTTCCGATCATATCCGGCCCACCGGCGACGCCGACGCCAATTACACCTGCGGTGATCGTCGATCGCGTCGGATACGATTGCGTTGTCCGGGTGCGTAACAACGCCTATGGGCAATATGTCTTGATCGCGTTCGACGCTTCGACGCTGCAGACCTTCCCGACTCAGATCGACACCTGGAAGCTTCCCGCCGGTCAAGTCGACGTCTTCGTCTTGGCCAAGGGCCAAAGCCTTTTCGTCTCCACCCCCTCTGGGGGTGCCGATGGCTCAGGTGTCGAGATCAGTTACCAAGTCTTCCAAAACGTTCCGGCCGAAGTTGGGATGGCAACCCAGCTCTAGACATGTTGGTTTGGCCGCCGCGACCTGAACGCATCCCTGGAGGTAAATCCTCTGGCATGGGGCCGATCGATGTCGATCCATGGCAGATCCAAGAGGGAATCCGCGTCGAGATGGAACACACGCGCGATCCGCAAATCGCGTATGAGATCGCTCTCGATCATCTCTACGAGGTGCCCGACTACTATACACGCCTTCGACGGGTGGAATCCGGCCTAGGTGGTTTTGGTTTTGGTGGCTGGCCGTGGTGGACTTGGAGCCTCTTGGGGATAGGCGTGATTGGCGTGGCAGCACTTGTCAGATCAAAGCTGTAGCTTGGTCTGCGATGCCGCTCCAACCGATGATGTTCAAAGCCGATCATTCTGAGGACCATGGCTCAATCAATATTGAGGTTGAGCATTGGGAGCATCTTTGGCGGGGTCGTATTTCGATCGGCGTCCATGAATCGACCGTGCCGCTCGTCAAGGCCAAGCTGAGGCAGATGCTTCAAACCGCGCTGTGCTTACTGGAGGATGACTAGACGCCTAGCACCTGTGGTAAGCTCCTTGGCATGGCCGACGACGCCACCAGGCTCAAGACGATCGCCGACAACATCGAGCGCCTCTACCAGGCGATGCGGAGGGCGGCAGGCAACATCGCTGGCCTGCTCCAAGTCGGCGAGGCTACCTGCGACGAGGTAAAGGCCTACAACCTGTGGGCCTTGGCCACTTACAACACGCAGGCGGGTATGCTGGCGACGCTGCGGGCCAACGGCGAGCAGGGTGTGCCCGAGCTACCTACAGCGCCGACCCTGTTCGCTTGGAAGGGCGTCTCCGGCGAAACTGCCTGGCAAATGAATTGCGAGGGGGGTGGAAACTCACTCTCGGGGGCGCTCAGGGCGGCTATGACGCCAACCAAGAAGGCGCAGCGGCTGTCGACCAACGAGATCCAGATCGTCACCCAAGATCAATTTGCGTTGAATCCTGAACGGGCGCCGAGCTTTTCGACGCTCCTGCAGGTTCAAGCGGCGCGAAGCCAAACCGCCACGAACGGCTTGGGTGTTCTGCCGATAGTCCTGATCGCAATTGCCGGTATCGCTATTGCTGTATCCGTAGCGATCGTCGCAATCATGCACTACCTCGAGACGAGCGCGGTCCAAGAATCCAACTCCAAGCAAGTCGCGGAGCAAGCCAACGCGTTCGCCAATTACACCGCCGCTCGTCTCGAATGCCTCAAAACCTGCACTGGTCAAGGTGGCCAAACCGATGCGTGCGTTGCCACCTGCAACAAGATCGTCGACAAGCCCAAGTTTGCGCTGCCTGGCCAAAACAAGCCGTGGGGATGGCTGCAGTGGACCGGTTTCACGGTGGTTGCTGGCGTCGGAGCGCTCGTGGTCCTGAAGGCCATCCAACGCCGCGCCCAAGGCCGCCCTATCCTCGATCTGCCGCAATTCTGAGGTGGAAAGATGGCACGAGGACGAAAAAACAAGCCAGAAATAAATATCTGTCGCGTACGGACAGATCGTCTACGTGACATGACTCCTAAACAGCTGGATCGAGCTGCTGCACGAGTCGGTAGGCTGTATGAGATCCCTAAAAAGCAGCAAGGAGAAACCAAACCAAGGTGGCTTCTCTCTTCATTCATTGCTGTTTTGCGCAACGCTAAAACAGAACGCGACTTAGATCCACGAAGCGTTGAGGCCTATCGACGTACGTACGGCGAGGATCCGATGCCTACTACGGAAATTGTAGCTGGAAATCGACGTGAGGCAGATCGAAAGGAGCGGTTGATCTGGGAGATGCAGATGAAACGTGGATGCGTCATCTCCGGCCCAGAGCAAGTAGCTCGTGACGCCACACGTGACGGCCGTCCGCAAGAAGTAATTGATCGCATTCGTGGTAGACGACGCCCTAAGATCAGATGATGGCAGCCCACCGTGGTTAGCTGATAGGGCAATCTATGGCCAACTACTACGAATTCAGCATTGCCGATGTCACCAACCCTGACTGCGTTGGTGTCAGTGTAGGAGATGACCCAAACGATTCTCCTCGTATTTGTGTATCCCTCGAGGGTACGCCGATCAATACGCAAATCGTTGATCGTGTTGTAGATATCGACGGTAGCGCGTGGTCACCCAACGGCAGAACGTGGGCTGATGTCAATTGGCGTGCATTGACTCTCACGTGTGCCAAAGAGTTGTATGAACTTCTAGGCAGCCTGAAGCATCTTTGGGAAGAAATGCCATGAGCTTCGAGCATTGCCCAGCCGTGATCGTAGTCTTTGCGATGCGGGGATGTCCTGCCTGCGAAGAGTTCAAACCGCGGCTCGAGAATCAAGTGAAGCGGTGGCAAGGCTACGGCCATCGCCTCGTCTTCGGTGATAAGGGACAGTCCTTCGCCGAGGACGAAATTCCGATCCTGCTCTTGGATGCTCAGAGCGCAGATCCGCAGATCAACAAGGTGGCAGATGAGCTGGCAGTAGTTGGGCTGCCCACCACCGTCTTGTTTAGGCGCTACGAACATCCGGTCAAGTATGAGGGTGCTGTAGGCGATCAGCAGCTCTACGATATTCTCCGCGCAGCCGTTGAGGCCTAAAGCGATGAAGCGCCGCGATGAACTAGATGCCGCGAGGGCCATGGAGGCTGATTGCACCATTGGTGCCGGCGCCGGCTTCGGTAAGTACACACGAGAAATTGCAGAACGACTAAGGCAACGTAAGGTGGTTCGGATCCTCATCGATACTGCCGCCGATGGCTTTGGCCCTGTTCGTCGAGAGCGCGATATTGTAAATTGACTAAAATGTCAACATTTTTATAGCTTTGCCTAAACGTGTGCATGCACGATTAGCGCATCTCAACCCCGACTTGATATGATGGCGTGGTGAGCCTCGTTACCGTCGCTGCGAACGTCGAGCCATGGCAGGGCATGGCGGCGGTGGGCGTGTTGGCTGCAGTCGTGGCGTTCTTGTTCAAGTGGGCTGATACGCGCATCAGCAAAGCGGAGGGGGCCAAAGCGGATGCCGACAAGGCCAACGCTGTGGAACTCGAGAAGCGCAACGCACGCGAGGTGGCGATTCGTGCCGAGTGCGAAGCTAAAATCGCCGCACAGGCGAAGGAGCACGCTGAGGCACTGCGGCACATCTACAGCGACAACCGCGTCCACGAGGACGCCATGCGCAAGGAGTTCACTGCCGTCGTTGGCACGATCAGCGAGCAGACAAGCAAGTCGGCAGAGGTGTTGACGGAGGTGCTAGGCAAGCTGCATGATCGGTTCACGGGGCCTCGATCGCCTCGGTGAAGGGGAGATGATCATGGCAACACCACGCCGGCGGTTGGCGCAGGGCAGCTCGACTGGAGAGCAGGCCCTCCAAGCTGCAGCCGTGAAGGCCGTAGATGCTCACCTGAAGGTCCAAGCTGCCGCCGGAGCGGTCTCCGCAGCGTTGGACGACTCGTCGCTCCCGCCCAAAGGGATCGAGGTTAGCGACGATTCGATCGTACTGGTGATCGAGCGCGCGCAACGGCGCCTCGGTCTGCCTAGTTAGTGGTCTCTAGATCCGAAATGGCTTCGTCGATCCGATCTTCAAGGAATCTACGCGTGGAGATGCCACGAGCCTTGCAGTAGGCCTCGATCCTCTGGACTTGCTCCGCCTTGAGCTTGATCGCTCGGCGCTTTTTGGCGGTCATGGGCGCTGCTTCCGTCTCGCGATCATTGCGGGCAACACATACTCCAAGCGCATGCCGAGGTAGAAGAGCAGCGAAAGCAATAAAGCTATCCACGCGAGCGGCCACATAACTACGCCGGCCGTGCAGTAGTCGGGCCCCAGATCGAGACGCTTTGCTACCCCAAAGGTTGCCCCGCCGATGAATGCGTAGAGGCATATAGCTGCAACGATCCACAACCACATCATTTGGTGATTGTACCGCTACAGCATGACGCGACTAACGAGGCATCGCGCTGGCGACGCAGTTGAGGAACGCGCCTCGCTTCAGGTTCTTGCGCTTGCAGCTTCGTGAGGCTGAAGCCAAGGCGTTTTGGTACACCTTGAGGTGTCCCGTCTTGGGTTTGGGCCGAGGACCGCAGGCCTTACCGCTGTGGCCTGAGAACTGGATGACCTTGCCCCGCTTGGTCTTGAATCGGATCGTCTTGCGTGCGCAGCCGGCTGCTTTCTTCGCCATGGTCAGATCAATCTACCATTTTCTAGCGACGACCGCATAATACTCGCGCGCGTTGAACGCTGGTGATCTTGGCTGCGTTCATGGTTCTCGTAGAGCCGCTAGCGATTGCGGTAGTCTTTCGTCCTCGGCTGATACGCCAATAAAACGGCGCAGCCTCGTTCGGGTAAGCAACCACGCTCAATCGGCAGCGACCTACCACCGCCCTCTCACGAAAACCACGCTTGTCGGAGATACGCTCCGATTTCCACTTGACGCGTCTCTTCTTTGCCATGGCGCTTTCGAGGCTATCACAGGTTCGTGGCAGACCACCAACGTAATGGTTTCAGCATGCCGCGGAAACTATCGAGGCCGCGCGATAGGCCGCGGCGAGGAGGGCCGCTTGGGCATGGTCGGAGCCGGCCGAACGATCGGCCGCGTGCAGCAGGATGGCTTGGTCGGGTTGCGGGACATGTTGGTTTCTAGGTTTAGCAGCCAAGGTGGCAGACCGTCAACGTATGCTAGGCGGCGATGGGTCGTCATGCGCAATATGAAATACGCGTCTATGCCGAAGCGATGTTAGAGCTACTGCGACCGATCTTCCCGACGATCATTGCGTCGTGGGAGATGACGCGTTGAAAAAGCGACGGTTAACTAAGCTCAAGATAATCCGCGATTGCGTGTTTTGTCCGTTTGCTACCTCAGACGAAGAGACCATGCAATGGGCATGTACGCATGACGATGCTAGCGAGGACGGCTATCGAATAATGCGAACGCCTTACCTATTAGGGGCGTCAAATGCACCAGTACCTAAATGGTGCCCCCTAAAGGAGGCGGATTTACTGCTTCGCCTTCGACCACGATCTAAATCGGCGTCTTGATCCAGCCGTGGCTAAAGGCCAAGGCACCGATCGTGAGGCCAAGTAGCCCGGCGATCCACAACGCGCCGCTTCGAGGGCACATCGGAAGATCCTTTGACCAAGGCTGGGGCATCTTCCGGCCGCCGGAGGCAGCCATGTCCATGTTCAGGTAGTCGAGGGTGAACTTGACCCGCTCGGCGCCCCATGGAGTGCTCGCTGTCTCGCCTCGTTGGTTGCGAACCAAGAAGGTTCGCCAGTGGTCCACGCCAACCAAGGGGCCAACCCAAAACCCGTGGTTGTTGGCAAGATACGTTACATAGGCTGGCAGCGACGGAAAATTGGCCGTGTACTGGATGCCGGCTTGATCGTCGGCGCCCTTGGAAAAGTTGCCGCTTTGGCCGGATACGATCAAGTCGGCCAAGAGGCAAGATAAGACCGTCGGGTCAACCCCGGTCGTGGCCCATCGACCATACGGCGCCGTCGTGGTTCCCGTCCCGCCGTGGATCGGCCCATACCAACCGTAGTTAGGGTGAGAGGGATTCTGGCGATACAGTAGAATCGCGTTTGCATCGCGTTTGCCTTCGAGCTTGGCTCGATTTACTGCCGCTTCACCGACGGCAACGGCTTCCTCCAGCGTTCCCGGCGGATGCCCCCCACCGACCTCACCTTGCATGTACCGCGCGAGGGTGTAAGCCTCGAGCGATAGCGAGCTGAGAAATCCATGGGCGCGGAGGAACGCCTCGGCGTCGGCGCGCATCCTCTCCGGCTCGCACGCGACGTTGCCGATCGCATTGATCGCGCAGCCTGAGCTAACGTAGATCGGTTGAGCCCGGAACGGCTCAAACTTTGCGTGCCACCACGGATAACAATCGGGCGCCATTTTTCTCGAGTCTACCAGAGGATTTTGGTAGGGTCTTAGGTGCGATGGATCCCGCCGTAACCGCCCTACAAAACGTGATCAACCGCTTCGCAGCGGTCGGAGGCTTTCCGCGGGTTGCCGTAGACGGCCTCTGGGGCGCCAATACCAAGCAAGGGGCCTACGCCTCCTTGGCGTGGGTGGCCACAGGTAAATGCTATCAATCCATTTGCCCTAGTGCTGAGACCTCCAGTACGGCTACAGGAGTCATGGCTCAATGGAGCCAGCAAGACAGCTCGGTGACGTCTGCTAAGGGTCTCGCCGAGTTTCTAGTTGGCGTGGCTGAGGAGGTCGGCCTCCCTCACGTTGCAGCCCCAGTGCCCGGAGGTGGTGGCGGGGTGCCCCCAATTTCAGTTGTGCACAGCCCCTACGGCGCGCAGACAAGCCTATTTATGCGCTTCAGGCTGCTTCCCTTCTGGCAACAGTTGGCGCTCGGTGCCTTGACCGCGCTCGGCTTGATTTGGATCTCAAATCGGCTGAGGGCCACGCCGAAGACCAAAAAGGGGCGCTAGATGTCAAGCACCGTCCGTTTCCCCCTCAACCGCAACATCCCGAACGTCGGATCGATCGAGCGTTCACAACTCATCACGATTGCGTCTGGCCTCACCAGCCTGAAGCTTGGCGGTGAACAAGCCTATACGAGCATTCGACCACTTTGGATCGCCGGTGAGGGCCGCGAGGCGCCCTACGTCTGCATCGTGATCGAATTTCGTGCCGACGCAGGGGTAGGGACGATCGGTAATGGAACCACCGATCTTGTAGGCCTCTACGGTGAAATTGATCTCGTCGAGACTCCGACGATCGCAGCTGAGCGCAACCGCGCCTTGTTGGGGATCATCGGTATCAACCTAGGGAACAACGCGCCGCAGATCCCGATAGTTCAGCAGGCGGGGCCCGCGAGCGATCGCGTTGGCTTCTCACAGGTGTTCAGCAACATTGCCTGCTATGATCGGCTCTCGATCGGTGGCGTCTTGGCAGATATTACTCTGCCTGAAGGCCTCCAGATTTCGGTGACTGCCCGGCCTATTCGTCACAAGGATTACAACGGATGAATGGCAGCGATTGTTGTGGATTTGGTGGTGCTGGCGGCGCAACTCCAGGCGGCGGTGGCGAACCTGACGTCAATGTCGAGGATGAAGGTACCCCGATCAGCGACGCTCCATCGACGACACTCAACTTTGTTGGCGGAGGTGTTGTTGCTAGCGACGCGGGCGGTGGAGTGGCGACGATTACGATCCCTGGGATCGTCGTTGAAGATGAGGGGGCGGCCCTGGCGGGGGCTCCGCACACCATTCACAACTTCATCGGTGGTGGAGTTGCGGCGACTGATGGCGGGGCGGGCGCCGCCAACATTACAATCCCAGGTGTAGTAGTCCAAGATGAGGGGATCGCGCTCGCGGGCGCACCGCACACGGTACACAACTTCACAGGGGCTGGTGTTACAGCCGCTAATGCAGGTGGTGGTGTTGCAAGCATTGCGATCCCCGGAGTTACCTTTTTGGATGAAGGTGTGGCTGTTCCCGGCGCACCTCATACCAGCCTGAACTTTGTCGGCGGGGGCGTTGCAGCCACCAATGCAGGTGGCGGTGTCGCAACGGTGACGATTCCAGGCGTCATAGTCCAAGATGAAGGTGTAGCTCTTGCTGGAGCCCCCCATACAACACACAACTTTGTTGGCCCTGGAGTAACTGCGACCGACGCCGGCGGCGGCGTTGCACAGATTACCATCTCGGGGGCGCTTGGATTGCTCGGCGACGGCAGCGACGGGAACCAAACGTTCGACGGTGCAGCCACGATCCTAGGTATGGTCCCTTCGTCAAACACCTACACCGCGACGCGCGATCTGTTTTTGAATGATGGCACGATCAATGTAGGCGTGACGCTCAAGATGCAAGGGTGGCGGCTCCTCGTCTACGGGACGCTTACGTGCAATGGCGTCGTCTCGTTCAACGGTAATGACGGCAAGGTCGGCGCATCCGGCGCCGGTACAGGCGGCCTTGCAATCTCTGCGGAGGTTCTCGCCGGCTCAGCAGCGGGCGGCAACGGGGACGTCGCGCTACCTGCCGATGGTGATGTCAGCACAGATGCACCCCGCGGCTTTGTTGCGGGCACGACAACCGGTGGAGCTCAAGCCGCTGCTACAGCACCACCAAACGTTGGTGGTGCTGGGGCTGCAGGCCAAGGTGGGGGCGGCGGCAGTGGTGGCAGCAACGCCATCCTGTCGTCAAACGGTGCAGGTGGTAACGGTGGAACCGTGACGCTACTAGACGCCGCGAATGGCGACATCCATAACCTGATTTCGGCGATCCGTGGTCGATCGGACGTCGGTACTCCATGGACAGCTGGAAGCGGCGGTGGTGGTGGGGCGGGCGGCGCCTTGGCTACGACGGACGGCGGTGGCGGCGGTGGTGGCGGTAGCGGCGGGATGTTGGTGGTTTGTGCTAGAGCGTTTGTAGGTACCGGAGTGCTGCAAGCCAAAGGGGGCAAAGGCGGTAACGGTGGCGCGGCGGCGGCTGTAAACGGTGGCGGTGGTGGGGGTGGCGGCGGCGGCGGCGGCGGAATCGTTATTGCCCTACGAGCGAGCGGCTCAGCACCTACAACTACAGCCGCTGGTGGTTTAGGTGGATCAGGTGGGTTAGGTAACGGCACGGGCAGCAACGGAGCCGCCGGCGGCGATGGTGGTGCTGGCATTGTGATCAGCGCTCAGCTTTGACAGGCGGCCTTGGTAGGTTGATCCGATCTACGATGCGCTGCAATTTGATCACGGATCTCGACAACGATGTCGGCTTGGCAACCGATCGCGAGCTGCTCGGCGACTTCCTTCGCGATCTATGGCATGAAGTAACCGAGGTTGATTGGCGTTCTAACGTCGAGCCTATGGAGCCCGCAGACGTCAACTTTTTCGTCGAGAAATTCAACCCGAAGTGGTTGCGCCGTGCGCGTCATAACATCGGCATCTTCAATCTGGAGTGGTTCTCTTCAGATTGGATGATCTACCTGCACGACCTGACGCAGATCTGGACCAAGAGCGCCGGTGCGCATGAATGGTTCATGGATCACGGCTGCGATAACGCCCATTTCACCGGGTTCTTATCACGGAATCCTTTTAGATATGACGTCTACAAACAGCATGCGGCATTGCATATCGCCGGACGGTCAAACGCCAAAGGTACGCAAGCGGTGTTGCGCGCCTATTGGGATGCCCATGCTGCTGGCGTTCGTTTACCTATACTTGCAATCGTATCGAAGCTGCCGATCTGGCCCCTACCGCCCCGTGTGGCTCGTTTTGACTGGATGGCCCGCCTCGGGCTTGATGCGGTGATCGGCCATCATCGTTTCCATCTCTGCCCGAGTGAGGTTGAAGGTTGGGGCCACTACATTACTGAAGCTACTGCCTGCGGCTGTATCGTCATTACAACCGATGCTAGTCCGATGAACGAGCACGTACTGCCCACCTTCGGCCGCCTGCTCCAACCGAGGCTGACCGCTGAAACGGTATTTGGTCGTCGATGGGCTGTGGAGCCGCAGGCGATCGTTGCTGCGCTGCAAGAGCTATCTTCGTTGAGCGACGATACGCTCGATGTCATGGGGACCAAGGCGCGAGATTGGAACCATCAACGCAACCGCTCGTTCACGGCAACTGCAACTGCTTTGCTGAACAAGCTACGAGGATAAACCCGGTAGCCTACTTTTCGTGAACCCCGCAAAGGTTAACCCATCGACGCTTCGATCTCGTCGTCGCCGAGCCAAGATGACGGCGAATGCGCGGACTAGAGAGAACGCCTACTATGCTGCCAAGCGCCGCACCGACTTGGTGCTACTTTCTGGCGCCAGATCTGCGGTGTCAAAATCTTGAGTGTCTGCGGCTCGTCGAGGATACCACCGAACTAGAGATCGATCACGTCAACGGTCGCAGCTGGAATTTGAGAAAACTATCGTCGAGCGCTCGGGTTGCGCGCTACTGGCGTGAGTACAAAGCTGGGATCAAGTTACGGATACTCTGTAGTCTCTGCAATGCTACCGATGGTGGGCATCGTCGGCATCAATGAAGAGAGCTTGCCATGTAGGATGGTACGGCTACAACCGCCGTGAGGGCGCCACCTTGGATCCAGGCAACTGGCAGATCGACTCCGAGGCGATCTTGGGGTTCACGTCTGATCAGATGAACAAGATGGCCGACCCCAAGTTTTCGGGACATTGTGCGCTGCGATCTGATCAGGCCGAGAACTCCGCTCAAGTTAGTTTGATCATTGTAGAATCGCCGTGTATGGTCATCGTCATGGCCATCACGGCAACGCTCGTCCACTCCGGGCATAATCGTCTGCGGTATCTCCTGTCGACCCTATCGACGGGGGCCGACACGGGTGTCATCACGACGACTGGTGCGGCAACGCCAGATATCCTGACTGACCTCGGCACCAATCAAGGGCCGGTGATGCTCCTCGCCAAGGCCTTTACGCAGGGTTACGGGAAGTACGCGCCCGGGGCCCTGACGCAGGCCAAATCCCGCGCGCTATGGCTCTCCGACCGGATCGGCTCGCAGAACCCGTCTACCGAGGATGCTGCGTTGGCGGGACTCGATATCGTTCCTACGGCGCTCTGCCGGCTCACGCCCCGCACGGGGATTAGTGATGCCTGGTTCGTCGATGCCAACGTTGACGGCCCGGGGCACCCAACGATCAACGTCGCTTCGGTCGCCGTCTCCGACGGCGATACCTCGGCGACTTGCGAGCTCGACATCTACGTCGGCGATACGATCGGAGACTAGCCATGGCCGTTACAGCAGTAGTGTGTGAATTTCGCCCCAACCGCCAACGTTGGATCCTGACGCAGGATGGGAACGCGGGCAGTACGATCACGCTGACCACGACAGGTCAGCCGACCAACGACCTCCTTACGTACTCGGCGCCCGGCAAGATCCGCCAGCTAACCAAGACGTTCACGGATGGCTACGGCGCATTTCCTGCGGGCGCCTTGACCCAGGCGCAGGCGCGCGCGCTGTGGCTCAGCGATCGATCTGGGGCCAACCCGGGTCAGCTCCTGATGACTGGTCGTTGCGAGTTCACGCCTCGCACGGGAACTACGGCGCCGATCTGGATCGTCGATGCCAATGTCGATGGCTCGGGTCATCCCACTATCGCCATCACGGCCCCCGCCGCCGCAGGTGTCGCATACCTCGACGTCGAGCTCGAGGGCGGAGCAGTTGGAGCGTAGCCATGGCCATCACAGCAACCCTTGTATTCGCGGGCCACAATCGGCTCCGCTACCTGATCAACTCGACTGTCGGGTCCGAATCGGTCGAGATCCAGTGCGTAGGCGGCCCATCCCCCGATCTCTTGACCGACTCGCTCGCGGGTCCGCTCAAGCAAATCGCTCGCGTCAAGACGCAAGGCTACGGTTTGATCTCGGTGGGAGGCATCTCGTCCCAGGCTGAGGCCCGCGCGCTCCTACAGAGCGAAGACAACGCAACCTTGGTCGGCAACCCCAACAAGCCCACGGCGATCTGCCGCCTCGAGCGGCGTCATGCTTCGTCCTTCACGGTCGATGCCATCCAAGGGACCGTTGATCCTACTACCCCTTCGCTCCTGATCTCGAACGTTATCGCTTCTGGCGGGGTCCAGGTTTACCTGGACGTCGAGATCCTGGGCTCGATCGGGGCCTAGTTCTCCGATTTAGCGCGCGCTCGATCTCCTCAAGCGCTGGTTGAGCCCAGATCTCACCGAGTCGCCGAGCAGCGCTTCGGCGGATATGTTTACATGGATGCTTGAATGCATCCTCGAGTAGCCATTCAATCTCAATGGAACTCATCGATGAATCCGGTGAATCCCAAAACGCGCTCTGAAGGCCGCTAGCGGCCTCGCTGAGCTAGCTAAGAGGTCGACCGCGCAACCAACGTCGGCCGCTGTCAAGCCGACCATATCGTTGGTCTGGACGTGGCAAAACGTCAATTGCCACATGTCAATAGCGTCATCTAGGATGACGCAGTTGGTTACCTCGGGATGCCGGAGGAGCCATTCGCCGATCTCGTGTCCCCGCTGGATGCGGTCGATCCAGAAGCGACCTCGCGTCGAATCCTTCCATTGCTCATCGTTCGGTAGATCGGGGGTCTCGTCGACGACCTCACCCTTGAAGCCAACCTCTTCGAGGACATGCCCCAGCGAGGGCACATCGTAGATCTTACGCCAACTGGTGCTGAGCACGATCTTGGCTTGGGTTTTCTCAACTAGCTCGTTGAGCTGTTCGACATTGGCCCGATCGAAATGCTGAACGATCTGCTCACAACCACAGGGCTCGATCTCGTCGTAGTTGGGCGGCCTACCTTGAATCCGCCTAGAACAACCACGGCTCGATTGCCGTTTCATCTTGATGTTGTTCAATACGCCATCGAAATCGAGGAAAGCGATATTCATTTTTGGCTACCAGCTCCCAGATACGTAGTGCAACGTGCTTGCGTAGGCAATACCTGTGAAGCCGCAGCCTTTGGGACAAACGCCGAATAGCCGCGGCCATCGTCGTCTGACTTCTCCCGCCGATTTACCTTTGGCGGCTGCCGCATCGAAGACGACGCCGTGATCGCACTCAGCCCCGTCGTCGGTCCTCGGATCGAGCGCCCCGGTCATGTCTTGCGTGGCTTGGGATAGCGGTGATTTGCGATAGCGTCGTTGCAGCGCTTGCAGGTTTCGACATCGTCGGGGACCTGCAAAACGCCGGTTTTGACCTTGATCTCCTCGTTGCAGTAGGTGATTGCCCCAACGTGGAGCAGAACTTGGCCGGTCCAGTAAACAACGTGCGGAAGCCCATCGTTAGGGCAGGAGACGATCGCTTTCATGTTGATCAAGCCTAGCCTGTTCGGGTGACGCTGTTCATGGGACCGGCCGCGTTGATGGATCCGTACTCGATCAAGGCGTCCTCCATGTTTTGGGGGAGACTGTCGTGTGCCCTTTGGAGGGCGGCCTTGGCTAGCTGCAAGCCAAGTTGTCGACCTTGGCGGAAGCCTTCATTGAGCCCCGTCATCTCCCCGTTCAAGATCGTTTCGGTAAGCCCTCGGTAGAGCTCCGTGATGCTCAGATGGTTTTCATGGCAGTAGACATCTACCGCCGCTCGAACCTCAGGCGACAAGCGAAAGCAAGTCATAGCGTCAATTTTCGGGGCCATTTGATAGGGTCCTTGCTGGGGATGGGTGGGGCCGGTTGAGGTCAACCCACCCTGTCATACGGAGCTAGATCGGTCAAATTTACGGTAAATTACGCGTAGTTAGGTCCTAACCCAGCGAAAGATCTTGCCTTCTAGGCGTGGCTTGTTTTACACGGGTAGCGGACGGTACCTGTGGCGTTTCGGTTACAGGTGCCTGATGTAGGTGCTGTGGCATTTCTAGTGCTTTCGCGTAGTTAGCTCTGGTGTTGGAATTGGCGCCCCTTTTGGATATTCTCTCACCGTGACCGAAATTAAGAGCAGTCCCGCCATCAAAGCGGTCCTCTCGAACGGCACGACCCGCACTTTCTGCCGCACCGAGAACATCCGCCCCACCCAAGACGGCAACTTCGGCGCCGTCCGCACTATGATCACCGAGACTCTGACCGCCGTCGACGGCGGGATCCGCGTCGACTCGCATGCGGTTGGCACCGTCGAGGGTACGCACATCGATCAGCGCTCGTCGGACTTCTACCTGGGCGTAACGATGGAGCGCGCGGCGGCTTATCGAATACGCATGGGATATCACGAGGTGACGCCGCGCGAGACCAAACGTCAGTTGCGCGTCATCCGTCGGCGGCCGGTACCAGAGCCGCACGGATCTGCCGCGCCTGCCCGAGCCGGAGACGGCGGAGGACGTGGCCGCCAGGATGCGCCGCGAGCAGGAGCGGTCGATGGGCGGAGGTCGCGCGTGAGCCCCTACACGCTCTGCCTCGTCACCCTGCACCAGGCCCGGCACCTCGGCATGTCCGCGCACGTCGCCGGTGGCTGGATCGCGACGGCGTCTGCCGTCCGCGCGGTCGTCGACGACTCGGTCCCTCGCGCGCTCGGCCCGGTGCTGCTCGCGCTCGTCCCGTCGGATTGGGACGAGGCACAGGCGGCGGTGTCGCCCGAGCTCGCGGAGCGGATCGCGACCAGGCTCGAGACGCTGGCAGCGCGGCTCGACGAGCCGGACGCAGCGGACTACGCGGCGCGGATCAGGGCGGTGCGGTCGTGAGCCGCGTCGTCGCTCGCATCCCGCAGGTCGACGGTGGTGTGCGCGTCGTCCTGGCGCAGGATACCAAGCATGCGCGCAGGGCCCGCGAGATCCTGCGTGACCAGTCGGCCATGATCGACCGTCTCGATGGCGTCGACGGGATCCAGATCACCACGCGCGACGAATAGCTGACCACTCCGGGCTCGCCCCGGTCCCTTTGAGCCGATCGGTGTTCGATCGGCGACCCCACGAACGTCTTACGAGCAGGCCGCCGAGTGCGGCAGAAAGAAAGATCTCTCATGTCTATCAAGATCGTCAATCTTACCCCGCATCCCGTCACCATCTACCGCACGCGCCCGTCCGACACCGGCGCGCCCGCCGATCGCGAGCCGTTGCCGCCGGTGACCTATCCGGCATGCGCGCCGGCGGATCTGCCGCGCGCCGTCGAGACGCCGATGGCCGGCGCCGGGTGCATGGAGCTCTCCGTCAGCGGAGACACCCAGGACGCCTACGAGAACCACTGGAGCATGGTCCACAGCGGCGTCGTCGACTTCGCCGGCTACTCCGGCGTGGAGAACCTCCCCGACATCCCCGCCGACGAGCAGGCGTTCGGCTGCACCACGTTCTGCATCGTGTCGATCGTGACCGCGATCGGCGCGCTCGCCGCGGGCCGCCCAATCGTCGACCTCCTGATCCCGATGGGCCAGGTGCGCGACGCCTCCGGGCGCATCATCGGCGCCACCGGCCTCGCGCCGGCGAGCGCCCTGCTGACCCCCATGGCCGAGCGGCTGATCGCGATGGGCCGATCGGCCGTGTCGGCACTCCATGAGCGGCTCGCCGAGGCCCGTCAAACGATCACCAGCCTCACGCGGGTCCGCGAGGCGCAGGATGCCACCATCATGAGGCAGCAGGCCGAGCTTGCTCGCCAGGTCAGCGCCCGCTCGTGACCCGCCATCGACAGGCCTACGCGCTCACGCGCCCAGCCGAGGTCGATCTCGACGACGACGTTCTCGCAGCGAGCCGCGTCGTAATCGATTCGACGATCGATCCGCCCCAGAAAGGGATCTCTAGATACAGGGCCGCACGCGCGGCCCAGCAAGGACACCGACCATGACCATGGACATCATTCGCTCTGCCGCTCTCTTCGTCGCCGACCGCCTCGAGCACTCCACCGTCAGCCTGTGCCGCCAGTGGGCATCCGACCTGCGGTGGTACGCCTACCATGGCCACGGCAGGAACAATCCACGCCACCCCGGCCTCCTCGTGATCGGCCCGATCGCCCTGACGCGTCCCATTCATCGGACGCTCCGCGGCGTCGTCGCCGATGTCGCCGCCGCATGGGAGTCGGCAAGGAACGAGGTAGAGATCCGTCGCTCGTACGAGCGGGCAGGCGCCCGCGCCGGAGTGGGTCTCGATATGACGCAGGAGCGGCGCGTCTCGTGACCCGCGTCCCGCAGGCCTACGCGCTCACGCGACCCTCCGAGGGCGCCCTCGATGATGACGTCCAGCTCGAGGCCGTCCCCTCGCGCCTCTGGTTGCGCACGCTCCGCGAGGTCTCCATCGTGGCCGTGGTGATCGACCCGGGCACCGGCCGCACCGCCGAGGAGATCCGCGCCGGGCTCCAGGTGACGATCCTGGACCCGTCGTGGCGCGCGCAGATCGAGACGTGCCTCGAGCGGCTCGCGATGGGCGAGGCGATGGCCACTGAGGACGACCTCGACGAGGCAGACCGGGCCGTCGCTGCCCGCATCCGCGACCTGCCCGAGGTCGAGCCTGAGCCTGGATGGGAGGAGCGGGCGGTCGAGAGGTGGCGCAACCCTTCGCCCGGGCCGAACAGATCGGAGGAGTGATGGGATGACACCCCGAAATGACAATAGTGGCGGCGTACGTGCGCCACCTTGCTGCGATGGCGTGGGTCGCCTCGCTCTCGGTGCCGGCATGAGGACGCCCGCCTGGATAGACGCCATCGTGGACGCGGCAATCCCCGCTCTGTCCCGCTCGTACCCTCCAACGTTTAGCCGAAGGAAGACACATGTTCATCTGTGAGAAATGCAAGAAGGTCAGTGATCCCGGAGAGAAGTCGTTCCGGGTTCCCATCAAGGATAAGGTCGTAGAGCATCCGCAGCGCCCGCGGGCCTATCCGCCCCCGACACGTGGGGGCTCCTGGCGCCCCGATCGGGGCGGCATCGGGAAGCAGATCGTTCGGGAGATCACTGTCGGGGCTTGCTGCCTCGATACGGTCAGCGTCGTCGAGGAGTTCCGCAACGCGCTGCCCCTGCGCTCTGGTGAGGGTCGCGCAGTGCTCGAAGCCGTTCGGGCGGAGCTCGCCAAGCCTACGATGACGTTCGAGGGGCGGGCGGAGCGGAGCTAGACTCCCTAGAGCGTATTCACTGCAATACGTTGTAGGGTATCTAACCCATAAAAGGTAGGCGAACGGTGCCCGACGACGACGATACAATCTTGATCTACAACGAGGAACTGATCGAGACCTTGCCGATCGAGCGGCCCACCGAGCCGATCCTCCAGGCCCCTTTCGAGGACGATGGCATCGAGCCGCGCAACGTCGGCGGCGGGCTGTTCGCCAGTGCCGATTACATGCGAAAAGTCGTCGAGGCAGCGCGGTTGGAGCGCCGCAACCGCCTTGGTCCCGAAGCACCCTAATTTTCTAACGTTGGATGACGAAAACGATGGATGACGAAATCATTATTGTTATTGACGATCCAGATGCCACGAGGCAGATGGTCACAGCTGGAAGCCTCAGCGACGATGACCTTGCGGCTCTCCACGATGCAGCTTGGGCTGAAAAAGACTACGAATTGGCGGTGCAGTGCAACATCGCCAGGAACCCCGACAAGCACGGCCCGGAGACGGTGGCACAGGCACGCCGAGCGTGCGCCGAAGCGGTCGGGCTGCGCCAAGCGCTCGAGGACGCACCAACGATGACGCGCGTTGTCAACGTCGATAGATTGGACGACGCATGATCCGCTGCACCCTCAAACGCGTGCGCCGCGGTATGTACGCGACGGGCGATTGGCGCTTCGTCCTCGAGCTGGTCTCGGGGCAGTGGGTACTTCGCGAATGTGGTCGGTTGGCTGCTCGCAAACCACGCGTGGTCCGCACCAGTCGCCACGGCGACAACTCGGCCCGGGAAGCGATCCGCTGGGCGCATCCGCTGATTCGGGGCGACCGTCCGTTCCCCGCCTGACTCCGAGTTCGCCCAGCCCCATTGAGCCGATCGGTTTGATCTACAACGATAAAGTACCAACTGGCCTATAATTTGCGCGCCGCGTGTCATGCCGCGGGTGCATAGATCCAAGATACCCCAAAGGGAAACCATGAGCGAAGCAACCAGCAAAAAGGCATTCGACACGCGTCACAGCTCTATCCCGATCTTCTTCCCCGACGAGGTCTCTCTCGTGGGTGGAAAGGATCACGTCAAGCATCCCGACGAGCGGGGTCCGCTCGACACGTCGGCGCCCACCACCGCCGATCCACTGTTCCGGCCAAAGCGGCTGGAGCAGATCTTCAAGGATGGTTTCGTCGAGAGCATCGACGCACAAGGCGTGATCAAGGCGATCACGATCGTCCGTCGCAACGGCGTGCCGACGGTCGAGACCGGCCAAATGCGGACACGTGGGGCCCGGCGGGCCAATGCCGCCCGCAAGCGTCATTGCGGCGTGGCCGATCAGAGCGATCGCGAGGCGAACGCGGCATGCTTCGCGCGGGGGTTCCCGCTGATCCAGTTGCCTTGCTTGGGCAAGGCGGCTGAGTACAGTACGGCGGTCGCGCTGCAACGTCTCCTCGCTGAAAATCATCAGGTCCACCCCGATGATATGGAGACGGCGTTGACGCTCATGACCCAGTTGCTCGATGCGACGCAGAACGACTACGCGTTGGTTGGGCAACAGGTCGGCCTGACCGAGCAACGTGTCCGCGACCTCACACGCTACGTAACGGTCGCCACCGACAAAACCAAGGAGATGGTGGCGGCAGGTCGAATCAACCTCTCGGCGGCGGCAATGCTCTGCCGCGAGGAAGATCCAGAGAAGCAGAATGAGTTTCTGGCGACCTGTCTGTCCTGGGATGGGCCTCCCACCGATAAAAAGGTCATCAAGCTCATGAAGCGGGGCAAGGGCAAGAAGACAGCCCGGGGCGTCGAGGCCATGCTACGCAAGGATCAGATCCGCTTCGAGGCCTACATCGTAGAGCAGGAGCTCCCCAAGGCCCGCTCTGACAAGACGACGGCGTATCTCGAGGGCGTCATGGCCGCCCTCAAGCTCGTCACCACCGGCAAGCCCGGTGATCAGCGCCTAGAGAGCATCCTCAAGAAGTTCAACGGCCAGTAGATCATCATGGGGCCCATCACGCGCATCCGTACTATCACGCGCATCCGCATCACAGAGGGCACGCGTACTTGGAGCGCTGATGAGATCGCAGAGCTACCTAGCGCTGCGGCACCAGACCCACGTATGTCAGAATTGATGTCTGCTGATGAAATACAGTATTGCCGGGTCGAATGGGCGCTCAAGCAGCGCGGCTATCGCATAACTTCAGGCGCGATTCGACCCAAACGGGGCACCACTGAGGGCACAACTGAGCTTCGCGTCGAACGTACTGCGATGTGCATATCTGGGAATCGAGGGGAAGATAAAATGGACGATATTACGGTGGAGGTTCCAGCCCCCAAAACTGAGGAAGAGGAGAATGCGCTCCTCGATCGCGCGCTAGACCTCGCTGAGGATATTTGTACGCCCTGCGTCGGCCTGAAACGAACGTGGGCGGCAAAAACGCATCACGAAGCTCGCTCTGCATTGACTATCGCAGCTGAGAACTGCGCACTCCTCGCACGCGCCTTCGGTATCCTCACCGAGCGCTTCGACTGGGCTCTCACGCAAAAACCTGTCGGGGCGAAATGCATGTGGTGTCTCGAAGCGGCCGGAGACACCCAAGAGGCCTGGGAAGCCATCCCGATGATGTCGCTCGAGGAGATCCGTCGACACATCATGATCTGTCAGCACGGTCCGGTCGTCGCGGCCTTGGCTGTCAAAGCGACCAAACAATGAGCAAGACGTTGCGTATGAACGATCACGAACGGACGGCCTGGCGCAAGCTCCTCGGACTCGGCGCTAGTCTGCGGGCCGCACCGATGATGGACTTGCGCCCGATCCGGATCACCTCCGAGCGCAGGCTCCGGGTGTTTGCGTCGGCCATCGTCGAGGTTGTCGGTCGGAGTGGCGTGAACCGTCGCCATGTCGATCGCAGCGGCTGTCACGTGTTCATCTTCACCGACGATCCTGACTACCCAAGGAAGCCATGACCTCAATCTCCTGTGGTACGGCATATTGGGAATATGCCATACCTATGTAAAACGTAATGATTACAAGTAGTTAGCTAGACACAGGCCTGAGGAGCCTTCCAGCCATGTCCAGACGAATCGCCCAACGCCGTGTGGGCCGCTCCACGCGGCCATCCCTCGGATCTGCGCCCGCAGACCGTCAACGCCTCAAAAAGCGCGTACAGCGCAAGCCAAGCTCGAAATCGGCCTATTCGTCGACGTCTCTCGCGCAGGCTGCCCGGCAACACGTTGAGGCGATCATCCATACCGCGCCGGACGTCGATCGCCTACGGAGCTACGATGCCCCATTGCTTCAAGCGCACGCGACGCAAATCCTCCGCGCAGCTGCGATGCTCCTCGAATACTGCCTTTGCCACCAAGCGCTCGTCGCCTTGCGCCACGCAGGAGAAGCCGCACTCCAAGCCTCAGGTAAAGGTATCAGCGGCTCCATGCGTCGCGTGTACGATCGTCATCTCGCGGCGTCGCTGATCAACCTTGCAATCAGCTCCCTACGCAACGCACTCACCAACCCGGATGGCCTATCATGATGAACGTCGCCCTATCGACTGAGGTTGACATCGACGCGCCTGAAGTAGAACCGTACCAGAAGCCCTCACGAGCGGTCGTCGCCAGGGGCGATCACGGCGGTTGCGTCGTCTGGTGCTCAGACGACTCGATGATCGAATTCGAGATCTCTGCAAGCGGTAACCAGCTCGACGATCTTGGATTGGGCGATGCCCCCGAAGGCATCTCCATCTGGGAGGGCGAATATGCCTATCGTACGTACGACACCGCAAACGGAATCGAGCACTACACCGAGCCCGTCGGAGTCTTCCGTCCGCCAACCGCCGAAGAGTGGGTTGCTATCATGGCGGGGATGAATCCACTGTGCGTTTAGCCGCATTGCTTGCTGAGTCGGTCGACTCGCTGGACGCACGAGCAACAACCGCCGATTGGTACGAAGGGGCCGGAGATCAAGGGGCCGCCTTTTGGCGGGCGCCATCGCTTGCAGGTTTTCTGTACGGGGACGGGTCCGGGGACGGGGACGGGGACGGGTCCGGGTCCGGGTACGGGTCCGGGTCCGGGTCCGGGTACGGGGACGGGGACGGGGACGGGTCCGGGTCCGGGTACGGGTCCGGGTCCGGGGACGGGGATCTAACAAATAAGGAGACTAGCGTGGTTTCTATTTCAAGCATCGAACAAGACATCGGCGAATGGGTTGTAGTCCGTACCTACTCTGCTGGGATTCACTATGGCCGCCTGTTTCGTCGAGACGGCAAAGAGGCCATTTTGACCGCCGCTAAGCGCATTTGGTCATGGAATGGCGCTAATACGCTTCACGAGGTAGCTACCATCGGACCTGATTCCGGTCGGATCTCAAAGGAACTACCATGGATACTACTGACCGAGGCAATCGAATTTTTGCCGCTTGGCGAACGCGCGCGGAAGAAGCTCGATGAAATCGCCTGGCAATAGCCCCCCCGTCCCCCAAAGCAAGCTGCACGAGATCGTGATCTCGGCGCACAACATCGCCGAGACGACCAAGAGCCGTTATCTCCGCGATCTGGATCAGTGGATTGCCTTCGTCGGTAGCAACCCGATCAACTGGACCCGCAAGGCCGCCGCCGTGTTCTACGACGAGCTCCTCAAGCGGATGAAACCTCAGAGCGCCAATCGCCTGATGCAGTCCGTTGGCTACGCCAGTCGATGGTTTGCCCACTACGAGAACAACGACGATCTGGACTTCGCTCGGGTGGCTACAGCCAAGGCCAAAGATCGAAAACCGCAGCTGGCCCTCGACGAGGCTTCGGCCCGAGCGCTCCTCGATACTTGCGATCACAGCTACGCTGGCATCCGTGATTTTGCGCTGATCGTCGTCGGCCTCGAGACCGGCATGCGCTGCATGTCGCTGCTGGGGATACGCAGCGAAGGTCTAACTCTGAACGCTCTGGGCCCCTGGCCTTATCCAGCTGCCTTTGTGCCGCTCAAAGGTAGAGATCCAGATTGGGTACCCCTCTCAGATATTTCGCTCGTAGCCTTAAACCAATGGTTGCTTGTTCTTGATCGATATCAGCAGCTAACGGGTCCGGTGTTTTGTCCTCTGCGGCGATCTGCCATCAGTTCAACCCCGTTTAGGCCGACTGACAAAGTGCTATCGATGTCTGGAGTTGCCAAGATCTTCTCAGAGCGATCCAAGCTCGCCGGCCTCCGACACATCAACCCCCACCTGCTTCGCCATACGTTCGTGACCTGGCGCGAGGCGATGGGCCAAAAGCCCCAAGAGATCGCAGCGATCACCCATCACAGCTTGGGCAAGCTTGGCGCCCTCGGCGGCTACATGGATGCCCGAGAGATCGGCGGCCGGGTCCGCAACTCGACGCCACCTTGGTTGGCCGATCTGGTCCATCGACGAATGTCAGACCGCTAGCGTAGGTTGTTTGTGGTTAGCGAGCCGATGCGAATCGAAGCGAAAACAAGTCGATTTGTGCCGACTTGAAACAAGTCGATACGAGGCGAGGCGCATCGTAACGTAACGAAAGGATGCTGATGCGTAGTGGATGTATTAACCAATCTGTCGAAAACGCGATCTGGGCCACCACTAGATCCAGGGGCACTCCTGCAGCGCTCAGCTGGACCAACCACGGTGCATCCTAGTAGCATCCTAGTAGCCGATCTGGTTAGTACATCCACTAGGCTTCAGCAGTAGCAGACCATTAATCGCCACGAGATGAGCTGATGCGGCCCGAAGCGTGTCGAAACGAGGCGAGCCACAACGTAACGAAAGGCCATTTAAACGATGACGACAGAACTGCTAATACATGGAAATCGACATGCCTACACCAACTCCATCGTCGAGTTGATCAAAGCTGTGCCCGTAGGCGGCCTCATTACCGATGAACAGATCGATCAGGCCACCAAAGCGCAACGAGCTGTATGGTACAAATACATGCGGACGGTCAAGAACGTGCTCCTGAAGGAGCACAAAATCTTGATCGTCCGCGAACGCAACCAAGGGTGGCGTCACGTCGCCGATGCTGCAGTACCTACGGTTGCAGATCGAACGATCAAGCACGTCCGCCGCGAGACCAAGAAAGCCGCCGCCGCCTTGGTCTACGGCGTCAAGAACTACAATGCCTTGCAGCCGGCAGAGCAGGTGGAGTACAACACCAAGCTTGCCGTCGTTGGAACGCTCCACCATCTCGCGACGCCGAAGGCCGAACGCAAGATCCGTGGAGCCGTCGAGGTTGCCAACTCACGTTTGGAACTCGGAACCACCCTCGAAGCGCTCAGCGAGAAGTAGCTCAGCGAGAAGTAGTCTTTCCCGACACGAGCCGAATCAACACGTAACGAAGCTAACCAAGCCGATACAAGTTGTAACGAGAGGTAACTACAAATGAAGACAGCCAATGTGACGATCGAGGGAATCAGTCCACATAGCCCATCGCGATTCTACGATCCGCAGCGCGAGGGCAAGGAGACCGCCGACGAACTCGAGAAGCGGACGTGGAGGCAACGGATCCACGTCAACGCCGCAGGCGCTCCGTTCATTCCACCGATGATGCTCAAGAAGTGCCTCGAGTCGGCGTCGTCCTACCTCGGGAAGATCCCGGGCGAGCGCAATGCTACCTACACCAAGCGCTTCAAGTCGGGGATCCTGATCACCGACGAGCTTCCGCTGTTCAAGTCGAACGACAAGAACGGATGGCGCCCGGCCACCCTCGACGATTTCGAGGGTGAATGGCTGTTCCTCGACGCCAACGGCAAGCCCGGCGGGACCCGCGTCAAGCGCTGCATGCCCCGGATTTTGAATCCGTGGCGTGCAACCTCGACGATCTACGTCTTGGACGAGGTCATCAATCGCGACGTGCTAGCCAAGGCCTTCGAGGATGCCGGCACCTTCGTAGGGCTCGGCCGCTTCCGCCCGGCCAACGGCGGATTCTACGGCCGCTTCAAGCTCATCAACATCCAGATGAGCTAAATTTTTTACCGTCGCCGATTCGAGATGAGACGAATCAACTCTAACCGAATCGCCACGAGACGAGACGTCGCTAACCGATACGTAACGAAGCGAGATTGGAAAACAATGGCCTTTCACAATGACATCGTAAGAGAGCTGAGCGCCGTGCGGCAGACGATTGCAGCATTGAGCCGCATCGAGGATTCCCCTCTACCTACCGTCGCTGCAGTCCGCACGCAGTTGGCCCAACTAGACGGGTTGATCGAGCGCATGTCCCAACCGAACCCCGATAGCGATGGTTTCTATTGGTGGCTTATTGCTGTCGGAATCAACACGAAATGGGTTGAAGATGGCGTTGACTTCACAAACGTCAAGACACACAAGATGCTGTGTAACGTATATAAATACGCGCAGAGCCACGAGCTGAAAGCCATCGTACTCGGCCGCCCGGACGATGCCGCCGTTGCAGCTCAACAGGGCTACGCGACGGTCGAAAGCTATCTCGCCGATCGCGATCGCTGATTCGATCCTCGCAAACAAATGAAGCCCTTCCAACACGCCAAAGGGTCGGTAGCTCGTTGGGGCGGAAAGCCTGATGACTACATTGCAATCCATGACTTCATCGATGGCAGCAAAGCCGCGATGCCCGATCTCAGACATCGAGCGGCGCACCATCATGCACTTGGTTGCTTCACAGTCGAGCGGGTGTTCGGTCGGACGTTGATCAATAGCGATGGACGCGAAGTCTCGACGAGAGATATCGCTGAACAGCACATCATCGAAGATCTTGGATTCATCCCAAGCCTAGAAGACTGGCTTGAGGAGTTGCCACAACAAACATGGCATGGCGGTATCCACAGGATCCCCAAGGATCAACGTCCACCAACACCTGCCGAGGTGCGCGAGCATCTCGATCAACGCCTGCACAAAGCACTAGAGCGTCTCGGCCACACCACAACACGTAGCGAGCGCGATGTGCTTATGGCCGCAATCCACAACATCCAACCCATATCCACAGGAGAAGATTAGTCTATGGCTCTAAAGACGATGCTAGACAACATCAAACGGGCTCGGGAACAAATCAAAGCCGAAGCGGCTCAAGAAGTCACCAACCATTTCAAGGCGGTTCTGCCCGAGGGATTCGAGCTGCGTTGGAAGCAATATACTCCGTATTTCAACGATGGCGATCCATGCATATTCGGCGTACGCGATCCATACCTGGTATCGACAAAGGCCGATATCAACGAATCGCTATACGATCTGGAGGAGCAAGGCCTCGCAATAGAGTTTTTGGGTAACAACGCCAACCTAGACGGTTGCACCCAAGCTCAGATCAGAGTGCTCGCCAAAGCTTGGAAAGATCTCGTCGAGCAGGCCGGTGGCGACAAGCGCGATTACGTCACCAGTGAACCCGCCGCTTTCGACTATTTCATGTGCCAAGCTTTCGGCGATCACATCGTCGTACGTATCCTCCCAGAGGGTAAGTGGGCGACCTCCGCCTGCGACCACGACTAAACAACCAAACCTGTCACCCGAATGCAGTAAGGAGATGAACGATGCCCAAGAACAAAACCGTGTCTGTCGAAGTCGAAATCACCCTCCCCCGCGCCGATGGTGTCACCGGTGCCACGATCAAGCTCGATCCGACCAACATCGCCCTCAGCGACAAGCCCTCCGTAAAGGAGGTCACCACGGCGGCCAGAGACATCGTCCTCGATGCCCTCAAGGTCAAGGTGATGAATGGCCGCGAGGTTCTCGCCGCCCTCAAGGAGGCCCGTGCAGCGGAAGCCTCCGACGAGGACGAGGACGCCGACTCGGACGAGTAGGCAAATGCTGCCCGCGCCACCCCGCGAGGGCCGCTGCGAAACGATCGAGGTCCGGGCGTTTTTTGGTAGAAGGCGGCGATGCCGGCGACGCCGAGGATTACCGCGACGTCCACTGCTACGAGCCTGCGATCGGTACGGTTTCGGACGGCGGTTGTCGCGTCTGCGCCAGCTGCGCGGCCGAGTTCATCCAGGAAGGCTTCATCGTCAACTTTGACGAATCCGAACCGTGAGGATAACGATGCGATACGATTCGATCCGAGGCGAGACAAGACGAAACGTGCAGTGCCATAATCCGCCTGTGGCCTAAAACAGTCCTCGTCCTAGGTTTGGTCGCAGCGCGCTGCTCGCTGTATCCTAGCCAAGCTATGAACGCCCGAGGCGAGCGGATCCTGATCTTCGGTGACAGCTTGACGCAGCATGCCAGCGGAGGAAACCCCGTCTGGGATGTGAATGCAGGCTCGAACCGTTCAAGTTCGGCGCCCGGCGATCTGCTCGCCAGCTTGCTCCTCGAGCAAGGCGCGGCGGCTGTGCGGACGAATGCGCTCGTCTCGCGATCGGCCTACAACTTCTGGTCTCGAGAGCCGGCGCAACAGTTGATCCAAGACGATCTAGCTTGGCGGCCGACCAAGATCATCTTCGTCTTGGGAACGAACGATGTAGGGTTGGCTGCGGCCCCCGACGCCGAGGCGTTCCAACGGCTCGTGGGGATGTACAAGAATGCCGGCGCCGAGTTGTGGGCGATCGGACCGTTCACGAATCGCCTACCTACCCCCCAGGTGGACGTGGTCGCAGGAACCCTTAAAAATTTGTTTGGCTGGCGGTTCATCGACGGGCGGCCGATCTCGACCATGATCGCCCCTGGCCCGGACGGCATTCACTATACGCCGACCTCGGCGCGGCTCCTGGCCTTGAACATGGCCGATGCGCTGCTCTCGGCAGGACCCCTAAAGTCCTGGATGGGCGTCGCGATCGGAATGATGGTCGTGGTCGGCGTCGCCCTGGTCTACACACATGTCAAGAGCAAGCACCGAGGGCTTGCGGGTGTTCCGCGACCTGGGGTTTTCGCCAAGCCCGGGACGGCATACGAACGCCGCGAAACTCAGCGTTTTGAGCAGGCCGCAGAAATACTCGATAAAACGGCTGATGCGCTCGACGCCGACGAGCCGACAACTATCGATGATGTCGCTCGACGCATGGGGTATCCGTTGTGGACGGATGAGCACCATGCGCTTGCGTTGCTTGTTCGACAAAAGGCTGGCCAAGCCAGCAGCAATAAACGCCTCAACGCCAAGCGTTACCGCGCAGGAGCACGATGGTTGCGGCGATCGCTCCGCGCCCAGGGTTCCCTTGGGACAGTAGAGGTTGTCGATGGCAAGCGCTGGGGCGGCTCTACGAACGAACTCATCCGCTCGGGCTACCGAGTAGCCCCTTGCAAATCCGGCCTCGACAAGAAAGGGACCGCGCGGTGTTGGTCCAGAGGCGGCCTCGGTGCAACAACAACAAGCCTGCCGCCAGGCGCCACGTTCATCGTTGAACGAGCTGCAGCGATGGTGCCTAAACGTGACCGTTTCGGGTACAAAGCATTCATCTCCGACGTCTATCGCCATCTCCCCAAAACAATCGACATTTCATTGAATGACTTCAAGCGCGAACTCGTGCGTATGCACCAGGATGAAAACGTTGTCTTGGCTCGTGCCGATCTGGTCGCGGCGATGGACCCGGCCAAGGTAAAAGCCTCAGAGACCAAGGCCGACGGGGCTCAATTCCATTTTGTGGTGCTACCCGACGAGCGGGCCTACTGACATCGCAGCTTGCTAGACTTGCCGGTGATGGCCAAAGACAAGCTGTTCGTTGATGACGCAGACGATTACTATCGACTCACCTGGTGGGTTGAGGAGGATGTAGGCGGCACACTTGGGGACGGGGACCGGGCCTACACCGAGGCCGATCTCAACTCAGCGGACGCCTCCGCGCGAGATCACATCATCGCATGCATGGCTGCAGCCAAGACAAGCAACGTCAAGCGAGATCACCACGGATTCTACTGGGATTCACGGTCCAAGGCTACAGCCGCCCTTCGCGTGATCAACCTTGCGATCAAGAACGACGGAGGCACGCCTTGGCCGGAATGGGCTATCAAAGCCAAGTCCGAGGGTTGGAAAGAGCCGAAGGGCTGGAAGCCCTCGTGACTTCGATCGATAACAAAGCGGTCGTCCTCTATGCGGTGGCGGCTCGTGACCTTTGCGACTTCGTCGACATGATCCGAGATCGTACAGAGGCCACAGACGCAACGTTGGGCCTACTGCGCGGCATGCTGGCCGCGCCAGGCACCGAGCGGACCGATCGCGGTCTAAACGCGCTGTGCTTGCAGCTCGTAGACGCCGAGATTAAACGCAGAGCTGAGGAGCATTAAAAAATGCAGATTGCGATCATCACGGTCAAGCGCGAGCCGATGTATCTCTACGACACGATCGATAGCCTAGTGCTAGCCACGCCCGAATGGACGATCGGACGAAAGCAAGGCAACACCGGTGTCGATGTCTTCGTCGGTACACCCGACTTCGAGGAGATCGCTGAACGATTATCGTCGATGTTCCACGTCCATCGCATCTCAGATGGCCTGTGGCAGCTGATCGAGCCGTTGCCTCCACGGCTCCGCGCTGTCGGCAACTTCGTAGCAGCCCTACGCTCTGGCGATGACGATCTAATGATCTTCGAGGACGACATCGCGATCAAGCCCGGTTGGCTTGAGGCGCTCCACAAGATTTATGGCTCCCCTCACACCTTCATCAGTCTATACAGCCATAGATATTTTCCAATTATTGAAACAACTAGGCGCAATAACCTACATTGTCCAGCAGTGTGGCTGGATGGGCCGATCAAAGATCGATATTATGGGACGCTAGGGTTGTTCATCCCGGCCGCGCATCGTCTACAGTTGGCCAATAACGCCATGCTAGAAATCGTCCCTACCAATCCATTCCCGCCTAACATGAGATCGCCGTTTGATGGGGTCGTCAAAAACTATATCGACTCGCATCCCCAATGCCGCCTAGCGATCTCGATTCCGAGCTACGTCGACCACCGCGGTGACGTCTCGACCATGAACCCATCCCATGGCATCCGTCGCTCACCCATGTTTTGAGGGGTTTCTATTTGGCAGGATCGCCCCAACAGTGCTAAAGAGGCCCCGTGAAGAAGCTCATCGTATTAGTCCTGTTTGCCCTCAGCATCTCATTCGCAACCCCCGCCAACGCCGATAGCCCCCATTGGCTCGCGGGGCCCACTAGCGCGACGCTAGAGGCCGATTGGAGCCTCACCGTCGACTTCGCGCTGGCGGGGCTGGGCAACACCCTCGTCGATACCGAGGTCGATGTGACAGCCAACGCTACCGCCGTGTGGGAATGTCGGACCAAGTCCGGCAACACGCCTAAGGATCCGAAGAAGACCGTGGTGGCCGGGCCCGTGGTTGCTGGTGGGGTTTTCGCGAACGATGGTAACGGCAACGTATCTGGCACCTTGGTCCTGTATCCGCCGGGGGTAGATCCCGACTTTTGTCCAAGTGGTCAAGTCGAGACGCTCACGAGCGCAACCTACCAGCACGTGACGCTGCGGAACGTCTTCGCCGGCCTCTACTTCCTCGGCGACTTCTCGACCAGCCTGTAGTGGCAGCCCATCGGCGTAAGCTTGACGGCGATGAAATTCGCCGACGTCAAAGCTGAGAAAATTCGCCTCGTAGAGGCCTCTGATGATCTGATCAAGAAGACCAACCGCTCGTGGCATGTTCACTGGGCTGAAAACCTCTATCCTGGTCTACGAATCGACGTAAAGATCGAAACGTTCAAATGGGCTAATGGCGAAGTTGCGGTCAACGTCGGAGTCGTAGCCTATCCACGTCCTCAAGGCACCGATCCCCGCAGTGCTTGGGCCATGAACGCTAACGAGCTCGCGGTACTCACCCTCGCACGGCGCCTCGTCGAACGCTGGGTGGCAGGAGAGCTTGACGAGCTCCCAGTCGAGACCCCAAATGCAATCACCGAGCTTGTCCGCGCGCAGCTAGGCGCCCAGCCGTGCATGGCTATCTCACGGTGCTTGGACACGTAAGGTATTGCAGCGAAGGTAACGGCTGCAGGCGCGCCGGTTGTCCTGCATTCAACGGTGATCGTCCCAGCTTCTAGCGCCCGCGCTTCGCCCAGACGCGACAAGCACGCGCGACGACGAGCAGCCCTTTATCAGTCAACGCATACGGGCCTTTCTCGGGTCCACGAACGATTGATCGGCCGCGTAGCCAAGTAGCTAGGTGCCCGGCGGCCTTCTTATCCCCCCGCTCCAAAACCCGCTTGAGATCGGCTTCAGTGAACGCCTTGCGCGTTGCCTCCTTGCCGCCGGGCGTGAGGCGAAGATCGAGACCGGCGGCACTGACCGCGCAGATCGAAGCTAGCGATGGCTTGAAGCGTTTGCGGCTCATCGTGGCTTGAGGATCGATTGAGCGCGCGTGCCGACCTTGCACCGCCCACGGCGCCACTGACCTTTTGGGCAACAGATGACGATCTTGACCTTGCCTCGCTTGATCGTACGGAACGAGCGGCGATCGCATCTGCTCGGCGGGAACTGCCGCTCGCGGATGAAATTCCTGGTGACGTCTCGACGTAGCATCGTTCACCTCTTGGCAAACCGACGAACCAAGCTGCGGCCCTTGGCGCTGCCCGCGAGCCACGCCCCGAGCAGAACCCCGCCGAGGGCCCAGATGGGGTTGGCCGTGATCGGATCCAAGACGCCACCAAGGCCAATCGGGCGGTTCCACCATGACAGCTCGGGCTGGCTCAGCTGCGCACGAATCTCGGCGATCCTCGCCTGATCGAGCCCGTCTAGGGTCATGATCCGAGCCATCGCCGTTACCTACGCTTCGCCTTCCGATGCTTGCTGTAGGCAACGAGCGCCGTAAGCGCTGCGGCTCCACCGAGGAGCCACGCCCATGGCATACCGCTTTTCTTGGGGGCCTTGCTTGATACCTCGACGACCTCCGAGCCCTGCGTGGCGCCGCCGTAGTTGAGGGCCTCGACGGTCTTGGCCACGCTTTGCGGGTTGGCACCGTGCTCGATCGCCTTGGCGCCGATCAAGCTCCGCTCGTCGGCGTCAAACGGGTCTAGGAGCTCGGCGGCGGCTGCCGAGAACGTCGGCGCTGAGCCAGCCGGGTACAACGCAGCGAGCTGTATAGCAGCCGCGTCGTAGCGAAGATCATCAAAGAAGCCCACGAAAGCTACCTCCGCCGGCGCTTGCGGCGTTTGGTTGCTGGCGGACATGAGAACACCGCCCACCCAACCCGGGCTCCACCGTAGGTCTTAGACACCAGCGGCCGAAATCCATCCCGCTTGAGCTTGGCTGCGAGCTTGTTAGCTGCCCGCTTGGTGCCATGCGTCGCTACACGCTTGCAGCGTTTGGCGCGGCCCACGGGCTTTCGATGCTTGGCCATGACAATCCTTTACCGCTTCACCAGGCCGACTTTCTTGAGGGTCGGGCGGATGTACTTGTCGCCGAACTTGGCGTAGCCGACGTAGCCGACGACGGCCGAGCCCAAGACGACGAGAGCGATCTGGGCGGCTTGTGGTAGGCCGCTGAACCCGACGCCAAGGCCTTTGAGCTCACCGGCAGGCGGCATGCGGTTCCAATAGAACGATGCCCAGCCACCAGGGCTGGCGTAGACCACGCGGTTACGCTGCGTCGGATCCTGTGGGTTCCAGACCGCCGTCTGCTCCCACGTGGTGCTCATCTGCACGATGTCCTCCTCCGTGGGTAGATGGAGGATTTACCGCTTGGTACGACGCTTGCGAGACTTCCGGCACTGGCCTTTGCGGCGCCCGCGGGTGACTCGACCGAATTTGCAGTGGGCGGCGGCTCTCTTCTTACGGGCCATTTTCTTGACTCCTAAATACCTGGGTGTGGGCCGAGCGTCCCACAACTCGTCCTAGGCGTCAAGTTGACGATCAGCTTGCAGCCTGCCTGGCTTCGAGCTCTAGGCCATGCAACCACCATCATGCACGGATGAGCAGGCATTGCCGCTGCCCGCGACGATTCGCCTTGGCCCCGACCGAGTGATATTCATCGATAACCTCGATTTTTGCCCAGCCCGAGTACAGCTCGCGAATCAGTGGCGTATCGGAGTTGGTGGCCCAGACCTTGGCGCCACGCGCCGAAAGCCACCGAAGCCACTTCGCTAGGTCTCGTTGGTCGACCTCATCGAATCCACCGGAGACGTAGCCGTCGAACGTTTCATCGTAGGGCGAATCGATGTAGATCGCAGTCTTCGGTAGCTCGCGATTACCGACGATATCAAGCGTCGATCTGAAATCGCAATCCATGATCGCCGCGCCGGCGAGCGCCTCGTGGTAGCTTTTGAGCTCGCCGATGGAAAAGCGTCGTGGGTTATTGGTCTTGTTCCATGGCACGTTGAACTCGCCGCTTTGATTGACGCGCCAGATGCCGTTGAAGCATCTGGTGTTGATATAGAGCACCAACGCGGCGAGCTTGAGAACTCCAGTGTTATCTTTTGCAGCTAGGTGTCCATTCAGCGCATCACGGGCTCTGGCGTAGCCAAAAGCAGTGTTTGGATATTCCCGTTGGACGTCGGCGATTGCAGCCAACATCTCCTCCGGCTTGTAGCTCTTGAGTGCTAGCCACACCGCAATGTAGCCGCTGTTGATGTCGGAGACGATCTTGGGGATACTCGGCGGAAGCGCCAACGTGACCGCCCCGCCCCCAACGAATGGCTCGACGTAGAGATTTGGATTAGTTGCCATGATCTCGTCGGCCAGTTTCGTACTGATCCAACGTTTCCCGCCAACAGCCTTCAGGAACGGCTCCATTACTTAACACCGTTCGGTTTGACTTGCCTCGCAGGCAGCGTTAAAAATAGATCGTCGTCGGCTGGGACGATCGGATCGTAACCCAGATACATTGCTGCTTTGAGCGGCACTCTGACCTTGTGTTGATTCCCAACTGGGGTCTCGTACAAAGCAAATATCCACGGAGTATCTGCCTTTGCCTTGATCCTGATTACTTGACCCTTAGTGTACTCTGCAGTAGGCATATCTACCTTTGGCGAATACGGCGCGCTGGGATGGTTACGAAGGTGTCTGGCCGCATGGCCAGGGTGATCTCACAGGTGTCCTCCTGAACATCCAAACCACGTAGCTTCACGGTATGCCAACCACGAATGCTGGCCTTGCCAACGTAGATGGCCGGCTCCCATGGAGCCTTGGCTTCGGGCTGCACTTCGACTGACTGCCCTTTGGTCCAAGCTCCACCAGAATGCGACTTGGCTGGTTTCGAGCTACTAGCCGCGGCTACTGCTGGACGCAGCTTGACGCTAGCGCTGTCGTACTTGGCGCCTGCAGCACGGAACATCCTAGCTCGTGGGCAGTTACCGCCTGGACCGACGCACTTGCAGTCGACGATCCAGATGATCGCAGCGGTGTCGTCCTCGGGATCCTCGCTAAGGAAAGCCAAGGCAGGCTTACGATCATTGTCGTCCAGCTGCCAACGGCCAAATCGGTTAAGTGTTTTGCAAATAGCCACCCCACGGGGCGGAGTGCAGAGCCCATGATCGATCACGGCAGATCTCGCGCTAGCTGAATCGAGCAATCGCCGTTGTTGAGCGGACACGTCGACGGAACGCTTTGCTCATCCAAGATCTGCCGACGCCCCATCGGGAACGGCTGGTCATGAACGCCGTATTTACAGGTGCCACTCGCTGTCGTGCGCTTCAAGAAGAAATCGGCGACCATGCTCGCAGCACCTCGTTCATAGAACGGGCATTCCCTGCATTTGGTCACGATGATCTGCGTCCGTACCATTGGCATACTACTTTCCTTTGGTCTTCCTACGCTCAGCCTCCGCGCGTATGATGCGCTCAGCCTCCGCGTGTATACGTTGAATCCGCAACGCCTCGATCTTGCGCTGGACGTCCACGAACATGGTTGCATCGAGGAACCACTGCCGCTGTTTGCCCATCCTACTGCTACCACCGGGATTCCGTTGAGCCTTGGTCATCATCAAGATCGAGCTTAGCAAGCCAGGCTGTCAGAGTTGATTTTACTCCCAGTCCTCGTACTCGCGATCGACCAAGACGCGATTCCGTTCGCGCTCGTTGCTCTCCTCGACACGCCGACGAAGCTCGCGGCTCCATGCCGCCTGCATATATTCTGCAGGGCCATTATCGCCCCACGCTGTACGCTCCTCGAATGCGGCCGACATGATATGCGCATACATCGCATCCATCTCTCGATCATAGATCAGTGGATTAACCGATTCTAATTCGTCGCCATCACGATACAACGGCTCCGCGTTGATCAGCGGCGGCAGTTTGTAGGCCGCCGATCTTGATTCCAAGTTGGCTCGATGTACGACTGCGACATAATGTGGTTTAAACACCGATTAAAGTGTGAATACGGAGGTATCGAGTATTACAACATTCAACTTTTAGTATATCGACGATAAGCGCATCGAGTTCGTCTTGGCTACAGCCAAGAATGCTATAACAAAAGCCCCTGGCAACTCCACTTGGAATATCTAACGCGCGCCATACGGCCCATTCACCTTCACGAGCTAGAGGCTCGGCATCGACATAGATCGTGCTTTCTTGCATCGATCCAAGCCTACCAAGCCGATCTGTCATCCTCTAGCCGATCGACGGTGGCCCTTCTTGGCTTTCTCAGCCTTCCGGATCCGTCGGCGTTGGGCCTTCATGGAGCCGCCAGAGCTTTTGGCGTTGACCTCACGGGTCCAACGAAACCCGCCCCCAACGAGACGGATCCGACGATTACGAGGACGTTCGCTCTTTGCTGCCATCCAGCGATCCTAGCCGACCGCGCTGTCAAACCTGTTCAAACACGATCCCACGAGGTGGCATGCTTGACCTTGACCGGGAAGCGTAATGTACGCCCATCGATCGTCTCCTCATGCGTGAAATCGCGCTCGATGTCAGCTTCCAACCTCGATACATCGTCCTCCCAGACCTCGAAGTAGGCCGCATCGTGGACTTGGGCTAGGGGCATCAACCCCTTATAGCTATCCATGGAGTGCTCCATGAAGAGGGCCATGTGCATGTTCATGATCCCGGCGGCGGTAGGTTGAACGCCGGCGTTGCAGGCTTCACTTGGCTCGGCTTGACCCAACGGCCAAACCCTACGGCGATTCAAAATCGGCTCGCGGATCTCGTAGGGCGGCTGCGAAGCTCGTGCCTCGGAGAGCTTCTGCCAGCGCCGAACGCCCGGCATGAGCTCCTCGAGCCGCTTGTAGGCTTTGAGGAGGTCGACGAATTTAATGTGGAAGCCCTCCTTGAGGAGCTGTTTATGCAACGTCTCGGCCCGCGCCAAGTACATCCAGCCGTATTCGATCGGCTTGGTCTGCTCGCGGATCTGCGCCTGGCTATCGGCGTCCAGTTTAGCGAACGCATCGAAGATGATTGCCGCGACCTCGGTATGGATGTCGCGGCTTGGATCAGCAAACACTGCGCACAAAAACGGGTCACCTGAGATCAAGGCGATCACCCGTGCTTCGATCTGTTCGTAGTCGAATCCGACGATGACACGACCGGGGCGACACTGCACCTGCCGTCGCAGATTGGGCCGAACCAACTTGCTGATCGATTTGTCTTTGTTGACGCGGCACCAGGTGCCATCGCCGAGCTTGAACGTCGCGCGGGGCTCCGTCGGCACCTTGACCCCTAACAGCACCATCAGGGCATCGCCCAGCAGTTTTTTCCACTTATCTTTGGGAACGTTTGACACAACCGGCCACGTCGAAGCCCATCGACCGGAGATCAAATGGACCTTCCAGATCGGATGAATGCGGCTGTTGTCGTCGGCGTAGCCGTACTGAACAACATTCCCAGCTTGATCTCGACGATCGAAGATCGGCAGTACGAAAGTAGATAGTAGCTTCTCGGCCTCGCGATAGTTCAGGATCTCACTGACGATCGGATAATCTGTGAGGCCTTCCAAGATGTCTTTCTTCGTCGAGAGCGCCCCCCGACCATCTTGGGTTCGCTGATGCAACGCGATGCCCATCGTCTGCAGCAAAGCCGCGATGTGCTTACCTGACCCGATCTTCCATTTCCAATCTGGATCTAGCTTCAGGGTCGACAGGCGTATTTGATAACGCTCCTCGAATTCTTTCGGATCTAGCTTGCGGCGCTTCTCGGCCTGGCCGATCGCCAAGTAGTGCCAGATCTGCTCGCGGTTTTCCGGATCGCGGGCCACACTCTCGACGGCGTCTCGAGCCTCGCGCACGGCCTTGCCGAAGGTCTTAACAAGCTCGGCGTTGATCTCGCGATCGACGGGCATCCCGGCGAGGTGCATTCGACTCGCCATGATCGACATCTTCTTATCGACGTCGTAGACTCGATCTGTCTTGGTTTTCTTGACGTGTAATAGTAGCGGACCACGCAACGCGTGGGTGCCACCGGTATCCTTGGCGTTGTAGATTGCCAAGCCCTCCAAGGAGGAGTCGTCGCCTGCATTGCGAAACTCAGCTTTCCATGGTGCTACGCCGAAGAATTGCGACGTGACAGCCTGCAATCGATGCGAGTTCCCAGGAAACGCCGCATGATGAGCCAACAGCGTGCAGTCAAAGTCACTACTCAGCTCGAAGCCGTAGAACTGATTTTGGAGGACCGTCCGATCGTAGAGCGCATTGTGATAGCCAACCCTGGTTAGTACCAAGAGCAGCTGCAGGAGCGGCATCGTCCAATCCGGCAATAGATCCCACGCCAGCGATACCGTGAGATCTTTGGTCGCAAGCCCGATCACGCGGATCTTGGCGACGTATGACATCAGGGCAGAGTGCCGATCGACGTCGTCAATGTAGGTCTCGAGGTCCAAGGAGCACGCGCCCTCGTCGAGGGCTGCGCGCCATATCCCCAAAAACAGCTCGGCGGCGCGATCCTGATCGAATAGTTCGTATTCGACGTTTAGCTTGAGGCGGATATCGACGCCCCGGGCGAGCGCGTGGACCTTGCCCGCGTCGTAGACCAAGTTGACGAAGGCCATATCCGGCGTATGGCTGCCCGCGATCGAAGCCCCGCCGCCGCGGAGGAGCGCGGCAGGATGAATCGCGGGGATGACCGGTCTAATCCCAGTACCGTCGACGTCGACATCAAACAGCGATCCGCAGATGTCCGTGATCTTTATTTTCTTGGGCTTCTTCGGCTTCTTGGGCTGGCTTGCCTTTGCCAGCTTGCGTAGCTCGCGCTCTTGCGCCTTGACGTCGTATTCCTTGACAGCCTCTGCGCGAGCTTTGACTTCCAGTTGCGCCTGGACCTTCAATACCTCGACGTCCAGGAAATGATCGTCGGGGATACGACGGTATTTGGCTTTAGCCTCCTTGATGAGCCTCGTGCGGAAGGCTTTGAGAGACCGCGCCAAGCGCTTCTCAGCTAGCTTGTCGATGGCCTTGCGTCTAGCTGCTTCGAGCTTCAGCGTCGGTTGCTGGCGCAGTTTCTGCGCCTTGCGAATCGACTTGGGCGTATCCGGCGGATCGATCGCATCAAGCGTCGCCTTGGGGATCACGGCTCTCGCCGCAACGGCCCCCAAGGTCAAGATTGGTTTATTGGGAAACTGGGCGAGTTCTAGCTTCAGCCTATGGCTGCAAGCCGCTGCAGCCCGATCACGCTCCTGTTCATTCGCCCCCATCGGTGGGATGCACAGCGTGCTATTACCCACCCAAACATCCTGGGATGGCTCGTTGAACGAGCGCCGCAGGCCGATCTTGGCCAAGATCTTATTAACGACGTCTCCGGTGGCTCCAACCATCGGCCGCTGATGGCGGACCTCGTTGTGCCCGGGGCCCTCGCCGATGATAATCCACTTCGGATTCTCGGGGCCCTCGCCATAGACCGGATTGTTAGGTAGTCCATTCTTGCTAAACGGGCAATTGGCGCAGTCTGCACCTTCATCGGTGCCACGTAGGAGCGGCAGGTACGAATGCTCGCTCATCGTCCTAGATAGACTAGCGTGATCGGCAGACCAGGACACCCCTAGCAAGATCCGGTGATGAAACACTGGTCGGGGAAGCACCAAGTGCAAAACTGACAGCCGTTGGCGTATATACAGCAGACACTGTATTCTGCCTCTATCGTACACTCGTTTCTCAGGTCGGGATCCAGTCCAAAAGTAGGCTGGACCACATCGGCCGGCGACGGCTCGACGTCAGCGTCCATATCGACGCACCCTGAAATCACTACCAGTACGGTCAACAATATCGTCTTCATATCCATACCCTCCTCTATTGCGGCTCTGTGCCGCATGGAGCGCGGCTCGAGCTGGTCGAGCCGTCCTCCATACGCCATCGCTCTCCTCAGTTGGGACGAGCGGCTAAAAACGCATCAGCTCATCGTCTAAACGATTCACGAGCGGCCTTACCCAAATACTCAGCGTAGATTGGAGGAATCGCTTGACTCAATTCGGCCAACGACATCCAATCAATCCCCATCGCCTCTTGCTGTATCTTAAGTGGTATGCGCCAAACGCCAACCTCGACAGTTCTACGTCGATTTTTCCTATTAGTAGCCTGTGGAAACGAGCCTAGTTGTAGCTCGTGTCGACAGCTAGGTTGAACTACTGGAAATGAGCACTCAAAAATGCGGTGACGTCTAATATTTGTTGTCTCATCGAACATCGAGCCGCAGAGCTTGATCGGTGAAATCAACGGAGCGCCCACGACGTTTTCGATGATGTATGGGGTATTCGACACCATCAACCGCTCGCGAACGCGTACTATAGATCCGTCGGTATCTACTGATCGAACGTGATTGGGACGACGTTTATAGGCTGTTCTGCCTTGACAGGGCGGAGAGGCAGAAATTAGGTCATAGCCCGTAAGGTAACATTTGAACGCATCAGCTTGGATAAACTTGAACGGATAGTTTGGCTGCGGCTCTATGTCTATCCCAACAACGTCAAATCCAGCGCGAAACAGTCCAACGCTAATGCCCCCTGCGCCACAAAACAGATCTAGCGCTCGAAGTCGCATTTTCATCCTAGCGCTTGGGCCTGGTCTCGCTGTTCTCTATATCACGACGCCATTTGCGATGGAGACGTCTATCATCGATCCATACCCACATAGCGAGGCCCACAACGATAGCTGTTGCCCCTCCCCAGACGATGGCGATTGCCCATCTAAGGCCTGTTAGATCAGCAACTACCAACGTCGTTAACGACAACAACGATATGTAGGTAATCGCCCACGGCACGGCTTGTTTAAGAGTCAAGCCGACATTCCTCATCAACCATTTATTCATCTACTCGCTCCTTCTCGCCGAGAAACTCTTCTGGCCTCACCGCCGGTTCCGGTGCTGGCATCCAGGCGATGACGCCATGGATCCGCACTCCATCGCCGAACCAGCAGTGGCCGTCGTAGTCGGGCGAGAGCGTTGCCACGAACACACGCAACGCTCCGTCGTGTTTCGGGTGCGGGGCTGTCACGAGACAGCGCACGCCGCGCGGCGGCGTATTCGTGCGCCACTGCGGCGCGGCCCGAGCCGCTGCGATCAACTCGAGCACCGTCTCGCGGTCGCACGCGGCGATGAGCGCGGCGTCGGCGTCGGCGACGATCACGCTCGAATTCATATCGCCGCACGGCTCGGCCATCAGGATGTGGTCGCCGTTGACGATGTCGAGCTTCACCGAGCCGTAATGGTCGATCCATTCGCGCTTGCCGGGCGTGGCCGCACGCGCGATGACTTCGAGCTTGTCGAGGTCGAGAGGCATCACGGCTTCTCCGCGTAAATGCAGCGCCAAGCGCTGATTTCGATCGGGACCGTAATGAAGCAACCGCTACCGCATGATTGGGTAACCATAATCGTTCGGCGGTTGTATTCTTCGACGTGGCCACCCGACGAGGTGCATTCCTCACGATCTGTATGATCTATTATTGCATATGCTACTAGACCAGCTACCACTGCAGCTACGATCGCCACAAGCAACGTATCAGGCCAATACTCGCCTAACCAACGACGTACCCCGTAGCGCCGCAGCATTTGCCATGAAGATAACATCTAGACCTCCACCAAGGCGCGTTGGTCGCGCCGAGTGCCATAGTTGTCGATCATGTAGTCGCGGATCGCGATTGGATCGACAACCCAAGACGACGCAGCACGCAAATACGTCAAGTAGGTGAGGTTGAGATCCATCGCCACCAACCATCCGTCCTCAATCAGATCTTCCAGGTGACGGTGGACGGTTCGAGATGAGACTTTGCCATAGTCGTTGCGGACGTGGTTCAGGACCGCGTTGAACGCCATCGGCCGCTCGGTGCGATTGAACAACGCCCGGATGCACTCGGTGAGCCCCCGCGGATCTGGCCGCTGGTAGGCCGTCGGATCGCGCTTGAGCCACCATGGCTTCGCCGGCCGTCCTCGTCGAGGACCGATCGTCTCGGTCGATCCAACGCCGAAAAGGTGCGGCGGGTGCACGTGCTCCAATCTGCAGAGTTCGTCTCTGCAGATAACTTCTGCTTCGTCATCAAACATGATGCCAGCCCCCTGGCTGAGCCTCTCGGCCCAAAAACGGTGGATCACAGCTTTACGCCGAGCCTCCATCGTTCATCAACAATTTTTCGTGCGAAGCCTCCTGGCAGATCCTAACCGCGTAGGTGATCGATGATCTCCGAGCCGACGAACAGTAGCTCGTTGGTTCGAGGGTCAAACCACCTAGGCTCGACGAGCCCCACCCTGCCGCTTGTTGCCGCTGTTCGCCGTGGCGTTCCCGTTGCCCGCTGGCGCCGTGGTAGCCGCCGGAGTAGCGGGCGCGGCCGAGCGCGTGATGGGCGGCTTCTCGGGCTCCGTGGTGCCGCCTTCATCCCCGAGACCACCGCGCTCGTTGATGACGTTGGCGAACATCCGCGGCTCCATGGTCTGTCCGGTGGTCGGATCGACCTGGGCCTTGCCTTGGTTGTGCACGATGTCGGCGTAGTACGCCTGACCCATTACCTCGTCGGAGTTGAACTTGCCGAGGCTGGCGCCGATCGCGACCATGAAGCACTTGAGGCGCTTCAGGCCCACCTTGTGCTGGATGTTGTAGTTGTTCCAGCAGTACGAGCCGACTTGGCTATCCGTCTCGCCCGCACCGCCCTCGATCACCTCCGACTGGATCGTGATCTGCTTCCCGTCGTTGTCGACGCCGACTACCTTGAAATGGTAGCCCGCATCGACGGGAAGGAGGGGCCGCTGTTGGCCGTCCCAGGTCTCGACCTGCTCGAGGTTGAGGTCTACTTCGAACGGTTGATACTCGTTGCTCATTTGTTTTGGATGCCTTCCTAGATGCTACTTGGTTGCTGTTGCTGGTTTGGTAATGGCCGCCGGCGGAGAAACCGCCTTTGGTTTGGAGATGATTGGAGGCTTGGTAGGTAGCGCCATCGCCGCTGGCGCGATAGAGATCGACTTGTCGATCGGGCGCAGCCCTTTGCGCAGCCGCGCGACGTCGTAGCCGCGGGCCTCGAGAAAGCCCTTGTAACCGCCGAGCAGCGGATTCGGCAGTTGCTTGAGTTCCTTGCCGATCCGACAACGCGATAAGTAGCCCCCCATCGGTTGCGTGTAGAGCTTCAAGGTCCGATCAACGATCTTGCCGTCCTTCTTGGTATCGTCGAGGGCTGCGCGGAACAGGTAGCCTACGCCAGCGCTGAACTGATCCGCGGACTTGCCGGGGATGGATGGCCGCCCCGGGCGGCTTGGTTGATCTTCGCCGCCGGACTCGGGATGGTCAGCGAGGGCCTCCCAGACGACGTTGACGCCGAGGTTGTGCACCTGGGTTCTGACCTCGCGGAGGTGCGTCGCAAGGTTGCCGTAGAGCTGCCTCGTATCGATTCCGGGGTTGATGCGATTTACGTGCGACAGATACGAATTCGCGTAGAACGTTATACTACTCACGACGACGGTTAGGACCCGTCCAGACGCCACGAGCGGCCGGATTTGGTTGACCGCAGCGATCATGTCGCTCATCTCGCTGATACCCCAGACGATCGGGTTGACCTCGGGCTCGAACAGCTGATCGTCAGAGAGGCCACGAAGCGATTTCCAGCCACCCTCCGTTTCGTCGGCGAGCACGAGCGGCCTCGGGAAGCCGCCCGAACACGTCGTCTTGCCGGTGCCGGTGTCTCCGTAGATCAGAAACGTATCGATCGGCAGGCGATCGAGATCATCGTCTTCGTACAAACTGATCTGACGCACTAGTTTCTTTCCTTCCTTGGGCGCCCACGGCGCACTTCAACCTTGGGGGGCGCGATCGAGCCACGCCACGGGCAGCGACTGCATCGCCCACGAGCCTCCAACGGTTCGCCTTTGATGCGTCGCCCGGGCAGACGAATCAGTGGCGAGCTACATGCGGGGCAGTCTGTAAGTACCTTCCTGCGGGCT